TTTTGGAGTAAACCAAAGGTTTACTCCAAAATCAGACTGCACACCGATTAAAAGGGCTGGCGGCCCGCAGGGGCAGTGGGAGGATGGGGCTCACGCCCACCCCCATCTGCCGGGTTATGGATTGGCTCGACTCTGAATGGCATGTTCCGGGTTCCTGGGAATTGCTCCCTATTATCCTGCCACCAGTCAGCAGCGTCAATCTCATTGTCGAACGGCCCGAAATAGACCGGGCCGATATTGTCAGACTCGACCACCAAAATATAAAGCATCTGCGGTATCGGGCCGCCCTTGCGAGCGGCCCGCCCTTCCCTTTGTTAGTTGTCGATTTCAGCCTTTTTGCGCGGCGGTGCAAGGGTCTTTGGTGCGTTCGCCTCGTCCCATCCCTTGCGGCGGAGGAATTCGGAGAGTACCGCGCCCAGGTCTGAGCCTTTGGCGTGAACGTCCCAGTCCCCGAGCCGGTAGGAGACGAGCAACTCGTCAATCTCGGTCTCGGTCGTTACCCGACCCGAAACCGTGATAGTCAGCTCCATGTTGCGAACCATCGCGCGGTTGCAATCCTCAGCAACCACCCGAGCCGCCACTTTCACTTCCTTTTGCAAGATAGCGAAATGCTCATTACGCATAGCCATAGTCAGGCATCCTTTCCCGGTTGAAACCGACCGGGCACGGTTCGTATGCATTAGGCATACGCCTAATTGGCCCGGCGAGTGCCGGGCCAATTGAGCGGATGTCTAAGCTGCCGGGCGCTTGACCAACCCGAACTGAGCGGCGGATGTTGCCTTTTGTGGCGCGGCCTTTGGGGCTTTGACCACATTGGCCAGTTCGTCAACCCGTGCTTGCGCCCGCTCGCGAAGATGTTCGCCGCGTGAACGACCATCCTCGTAAAGCGGTTCGCCGTTGCCGTCGTGGGTAGCTGCCGCGAATGAGGCGCGCAAGTCCGCGCGAGTCCACGGTTCGCCGTCCAACGTGATGGTATCGGTATCATTGCGCGGAACAACGATCGCCTTGTCGGTATCGTCTTTCCACCCTTTGAATGCGTCCGAAACCACCTTGTCGAGGAGGAGGTAGTATTCCCGGTCCACCGGGTCAAGCCGGGGGCGATCCGTCTCGGTGATACCGCCGGGGGTCAAGATGAGTTTCCACATCTTATCCGTGGTTTCACGAAACGTTTCGTTGTATGCGTCCGGGTTGGCCTCGCGATAGGCTTTCATCTTCTCGCGAGTCTGTTCTTTGGTGTCCCCATCCGCCAAACCCGCGGCTTCCTTCACCGCGTTTTGTACCGCGGTGTAGCACTCGTTGCTCAACTTGTGCTTGATGGTGCGCTTGACCATCGCAAGCACATTGTCAAAGGGGATGTCATCGAACAGGGTAACGTAGGCGTCGCCAACCGGGGGCGCGAAAACCAACTCAGGGTTTGCGCGCTCGATTGGAGTAGGCGTGCGAGATTGAGCCATTTGGCTCTCCTTTGGTTTGAGATAGACATAGTACGGGAACCTTTAGCGTCTTTCGGGTGCCTCGCGACACATTTCTTTTGTGCCGCTTGCGGTTTGCCCGGGGAGCGCGAGATTTGGTTCCCACCTTGGGGAGACCGGGCCTTGCCCGGCGAAACCATCAACCAACCATCACCTCATCAACATCAAACCCAAAAGGATAATGCGCTTCCCAGGCCCGACAAGCAACTCACAAATGCACGCGTTTGTGCATGGGAGCCATGCACCGGACGCGGGGCTCGGGGTACAACCTCGGCGTGTGCCGGTGCTCGGCATGGTTGCAGTCCGCGGTCCACAACTGCAGGTTGTGGCTGCAACTGGTCGGCGAGATCGAGGTCGGAGACGCTCGCCGGAGTTGCACAACCTCGGGTTGAGTGTGGCAGCTGGGTTACTGTGGCAAAAATGCCACAGTAAAGTGCCGGGGGACTGGCCCGCAGGGGCCCCTGAGACCGGGCGGGGGGGTAGGGGGGGCGAACTTGCTTTATGAAAATTTACAAAACACTATGGCCATTATTCAGTAGAATTTTTTACCCAAACACCTTGGCCATCATTCATTCAATAAAACAAGCACTTCCAGTGCTTGTTTTACTCACCACTCTCACATGCCTTCGGCACCCCCATTATGGCCATAAGATTGTCTTGTGTTTGACACAAAACCATGATAAGGTTGGTGCGTCAATGCGGCCGCATTGACTCTCAAGGGAGACTAGTATGAAAAGAATGTTGACATTTGGTGCGCTGGCGGCTTTGCTAACCGCTAGTGTTCCGGCGCAAGCGGACCTTATTGCGGACGGGATTGATTACTCACTGTCCGAGGCGTCAACCGCGAACCCTTTGGTGGACCGGTTTACCTTGACCATAACGGGTATAAATGCCGCCACAGACACAGAAGGTGGCCGGTCCGGGGTGAATGCTATCGCACTCAATACGCCTCTCAACTTCTCATCCGCCCAGATGATCACACCACCGACTGGGTACACCTTTGATCCGGGGGGACTCAACTCGTCGGGGTGCGACGGGAACGGTGCGTTCTATTGTTTTGATAACGGGGCCATCCCACCAACCCCTTCGACCCCGTTCCCAGCCGGTTCATCACTAACCTTTGTGTTTGATGTAACTACTACTGCCCCCGGCTCATTCGCTGGGTACGATCCGGCGTTCAAGATCGACTGGGTGGGGAGTCAGAATAACTATGATCTGGTGTCCCGGGAGTTGGCGCCGACTACCGTTACCAATGTACCGGAGCCAGGGTCGCTGGCCATCTTCGGAACCGGACTCATCTTGACGGGGCTGTTGCCCTGGTTTGCCCAGCGACGTAAACGGTCTGGCCTTCGGCACACTGACGGTCTGCCAGCCTAAACGTGCCCCTGCGGGTTAAGCCCAACAGCTTAACCTGCATGAAGCTTGGGCAATTCCTACACCTTACTCTAGGCGGGTTTGAGCCTCCCCCTCCACCAGGGCGGCTCAACCCGATTTACTACTCCCCTAGGCTAATCGCCGCGATCCGGCGGATCGCACTCGATCCGCACCCGACTTATGGGGATTGGGCACGGCTCGCAGAGGCGTATAATCGACCGATCAGCAGCCTGTATGTAACCGCGACCATTATCCGCCGACGGGCAGGTCTCGAACCGTACCAAGGTGGGTATTACCGTTCGAGATGGAAAAGGAGGAAGCAGTAGCTTCCTCCTTTTTTTCATTGAATGAATCATGGCCACAAAAAGAGACTTGACAATCCGCCGAGTTTGTGATCCAATTTTGTGCCGCCCGGTCCTAGCCATGTTCCGCCACATCCGCCGCACGGCTGACGGTACAATACAGACTGGTATCGGGCGGCACCATGAGTGGGAAGGACAAAAAAGATGAAAGATGTTGACCGGTTGATTAAATTGATCTGTGAACGGGTGGAGGAGTTGTGGCCGCTGCGCGCCGAGCCCAATCCTGACAACCTCAAGGCGAACGGTCACAGCATCCAGCAATTACACACCGAAACCGATCTCGAGATTAAGTACGGTCTGCTGTACCAGCGCGGGAAATGTATTTCGGATAAAGATTTCCTGGCCCGGTACATTGATCCTGGTATAACTTTCCTTAAGAGTTCCGCCGAAATCGCTGGCGGTTCGTTAATGGAGCTGGAACTCCCAAGGGGAGTTGAATTCTCGGGGATGGTCGGACCCACCAGACTCGTCGTTATGTATGCAATCCAAACTGATGATTTCGTCTACCGGTTCGACATCCTAGTACGAGAGTCTCCAAGGGGCTTTGTATGAATTTGCCAGAGGACCAATCTGGGCTAGTGGACTGCCCATTTGACCGCCTTCCTACTGGGCGCGGGGGACGGTCCGCCCGCCGAGTCAAATGGACCGTGGTACGGCCCCTGCGGGTGCCTGAGGATATGGATCTGTTGTTCGAGCGGCACTCCAAACGGCCCCAGACCCTCAAGCATATCCGGCACAATCATCACCAACTCGCACGTCTGATGGCTACTGGGGTGCCCCAGGAAGAAATCGCCCTCATCACCGGCTACAGCCCCACATACATCTCCCGCATCAAGTCCGACCCGACCTTTGAGGCGCTGGTGGACTACTACCATAACCAGCGAGACGAGGTGTTTGTTGATGTAGTGGAGCGGATGAAAACGCTGGGGCTATCGACCCTGGACGAACTCCAGCGTCGCTTGGATGATGAGCCTGATGAGTGGTCGCGTCGGGAGCTGATGGAACTCACCGAGCTGATGCTAATCAAACCGGCGGCCGCCCGGACTCCGATGAACACAACCCAGGCTCAAGCACCTGTGAATGTCGCTGTCAACTTCATCACCGCTCAGCCCAAGCCACAGATCATAGATTCGGGGTCACTGCAAGTGACCCCGAAGGTGATTGAGCACGAACCGTCTCGAACTGAATAGGGGGAGTTTATGAATAGGCGTTGGCTGGAGTCCGTCTCTGCGATTGCACTTGGGCTTGTGCTAACGCCGCCCGTGCCAGTGGCCCTGGCACAAAACTTTGGGAATATCCCTCCTGGTGACATTATCGGGAACCCAACCGCATCACCTGCCCCTGCGCGGCCGATGCCGTTCCCCCTGGGGGCCTTGAACCTAGCGACCACTAAGGCTGATCTGCAAACCAAGTCAACCGCGACCAGTACTACAGTCGTCCGGACCGGGTTTTATGCTCCTGGGGATGTACCTGCACTTACGTACACGGCCAGTAACGGTCCATGCACGATTTCGGGGGGTGACGGCGGTTCCCAGGTGCCGTCCGCGGACGGTAAGTGCTGGCTGGCTCAAACCACAGATCCGCTACAGTTCGGTGCGCGGCCGGGTACGGTAGGGTTTCAGACCGTTACGACTACCGCCGGCAACCCTAACATCACGTTCACTGGGGCTTCATACACATCCGCGGACGTTAACAAGTACATAACCATCCTTGGTGCTGGGGGGTTCGAGCAGCGGCTTATTACCCAGATCACTAGCGTATCTGGTCCCAACTCTATTGTGGTGGCCACCGCTCCAAGCCAGGCGATGAGTGCGTTCTCGACCATAGTTTATAGTGGGTTCGATAGCTCCGGTGCTATCAACGCGGCCATTGTGGCCGGGAACGGTTTCAAGTCGCCTGTGGTGATCCCCGCTGGCATTTTTATGGCAGCATCTCCGATTCAATGTACCGTTATAAACTATAACAACTTCAATATGGACTCTCCTGGATGCGTTGGGGTGTCTGGGGCGGGTGCGACCATTATGGCAGTCGCCAATATGGCAGCATCCACGCCCAAGTCTGGTGTTTTGTTTACCATCGGCGGGTTTGCTAACAGCGGGGATTTCAGCCAATTCATTCGGAACGGTCAATTTGATGGGCATGGACTCACGCTTGACGCTAACTTTATCGCTAATACTGCGTTCTTTATGCCCTTTTTCCAGGACTCACACGTTAGTCATTACAACACCAAGAACGCAACCATCGCCAATTTCCGGCTCGGGATGACTGGATCTCCGGTTACGAGTGCAGGGGTGACATTCAATGAGAACTCCTCGCAACGTGACCTGTTCAATGTTCCGATCACTGGTATTAGCTGTGCGAGTGGGGTGCCCACTATCACTACAACAATAGATCATGGCATCGCTACTGGCAGAATAGTCGTCGCGTCCAATGTCAACAGTATCCCTGGGTCTGTTACTGGTGAGGGTCCAACCTTCTTGTTGTGGACCTCGACGGGAGCACGGACTGGGACGCTTCATGGAGTCAACTGTACAAGCTGGCCCGCGTATACTGGTGGCGGGTGGTTGAACCTGACGTTCCCATCCAATGCACTTATACATACCGTAACTAATGTGACTGGTGCCAACCCAGCCCAGGTCTCGATCTCCCCCGGTAACATAAACATGGCCAATGGTCAGATTTGGTGTGTTTATGGAGTTGGCGGAGCGACTACACCGTTTGTGCTTACGAAACCAGCACCTGATGGGTGTTCCACTATTAATAATGTTAGTGGGTCCGGTGCGGATGGCCCTAATAGCTTCGGATTTACCGCAACTAATAGCACTGGGTTTACCTTTCAGGGTGGTGGGATCGCGTTCCAGCGGATGACACTCGGGTCGATGGGTGTCTACGAAGAGAATATGTCGGATGTGAACGCATCAAACAACTTTATAACCGGCTCTGAGTATGCTTTCTACGCTGACCCCAACTCTAACGGGTACGATGGTAAATACACTAACAACCACGTTTACAACCTCAGTCACGGTTGGTTGATAGCTGGTCATTACTTGGGCGGACACAATACACTGACAGGTGAGCAGTGTGATGCACCGTTAGTGTTTTGTGGGCAATTCTTTCACGGTGGAAGCAGCTCACAAGGTAGTTCGCTACAAGGTGGCACCTTCGGATTCATTCTCGATAATGCGACCTGGTTATGGCGTCTTGATACTTGCAGTGGTTCTGACTGCGTGTTTAACAATGTCAGTGATTTCACTTCGACCGGGGATAAGTTGTTTGGGCGGAGCAATACTCTTCGGGTCAATGAGCTTTCTAATCTGTACCTGTCTGGGAATGTAGCGTATTACGCCTCGATCCCGAACTATCATTCGTTTGGTAATCAGCCAGGCGGGTTTGTTCTCTATTCGATGCCTGACAGCGCGATCGGAACCTCAACCCAAAAGAATACTGGTCTAGGGCCATTTAACTTCACTAGCACGACTGCGGTAGCGGCAGGGTTCGGTCCTAGCTGCTCTTTCATACCTGTCTACCATACCGGTGGCACTTTCACAATGACTGGAACCATCGGGAATAATACTGTGGGGGACGGGGCGTATGGAGGACTCTACCTGTTTACGACGCCACCAGCGGCTGGCGGGTCTTTGAGTGGGAGCTTCGCGATAACCGGGGAGTCTGGTTTGGCGGCAACCGCGTCAACAACCACACGCTACCCGTTCACATTTACCGGTAGCCTACCGCAAACAACCCTTAAGCCAGGGACAACGTACTATATGGATGCGGGGGTTCGTGTGACCGGTGGCGGCACCGGCTCGATCCAAGACATTACCTGCACACTGACCGAGAACTAAGATGATGAAATCTCTGATTGCACTTCTGTTTGGGTTGTGGCCAGATCTGGCGTCAGCAGACTATCCGATGAGTATGCCTTGTGATAGTGCGTCGAGTGGGCAAACTCATATTGTAGCCCGACCGCCAACCGAAGCCGAGTTGGCAGCCGAGCCGGCACCGGCCCTGGGTCAACCGTCTGTGTTGCAGATGATGAATGATTATGTTGCGTGCGACGGGTCGGCCTGGAACCTGACGCAGACCATGAAGCAGTACAAGGGAGCGCCCCTGCCGACCTTCGTCCCAAACACCAAATAACTACTAATGGATAAGACCGTAAGACCCGCGGATACTATTTATTGGGCGCGGCCCATCAACCGACCTGGTTTCATTCCTGTTGCGCGTCCGAAAGGGGCAAAGGCTGTTGGACTGAGATATGAGAGGGCTTTCGCCAAGTACCTGGCCCCAATGGGTTGTATTCATGGGCAGTGGTTTGAGTTCGAGGATAAGTCAGGTATCAGATATTGTCAGACCGATTTGATTTACCCGATCTCTAAATGGCTGTTCGCGCTGATGGAGGTCAAGTATACGCTGGTGGACCGGGCCTACGACCAACTGCTGGACCTATACGGACCTGTGGTTGAGGCAGCCTACAATACACGAGTGGGGCTGGTAGCTGTGTTCAAGAATAGCCGAGAGGATCTCAGTAAATCGGCATACTTCCGTGATATACACTCGGCCTGCCAGTGGTCAGTGGATACGGGCGGGGTCGGGTTGTTGCGGTGGGTGGGGCAACCAATAATCCAGGCGCCAAATAAGCGCCTGGATTCGATATTGGAAGAGATCAGAAGCTGATGGCAGGTCGCTCATGGACACTATGGGAAGAAGATCAGGTCAGAGAGTTGGTCCGCTGTGGCAAAACAATAGCTTTCATAGCAATGCGGCTGGGTCGAAGCCGCTACGCAGTGGCACACCGGAAGTCCGAGATGCGAGTAAAGTCCCGGCGTGGTCGCCCACCCGGTGCGTTATCGACTGGGACAAAAGACCGCCGCCGTGGAATAAGATTGGGCCAGCTTTCAAGCGAGAGGTCATCAATATAATGAAGGGTCACAGATGACTAGACCGTGGGGCGGCTAGTTAGGGAGGGCCAAAGGCATGCCTGAGATGAAGGTTATCGAGCTAACCAAGAACCGGTCTGATATTGAGAACATGCTGGGGATGCTTGATAAGCTGAAGGCTCGGGTGAATGCTGGGGAAATTGAAGCAATCTGGGTTCAGGCGTGGACCACTGAGAAGAAGCTTATCTCAGCTGAGCGCGGGAAGGTTATGGGAAGGTTGGAAAAGATTGGGATGGTTGAGTGCTTGAAATATGATATTATCAATGCGATGGATAGTGGTGACGAAGCAGGGCTCTGAATGAATGAGCGACCGTGAGGGAGCGAATGGAACACCCACCAGCAAACTACCTTCCCACCCAGCTGGTGCTAACGGGGGCAGAAACGGTACTGGTGTTATCGGGCGCGCACTTGCTGTGCTTGCGACGCTGCCCCCGGCTTTTTTGGCACTCTTGGTTCTCAACTTCGCCTTTATTGGGATGATGGGGTGGGTACTGGATGCGCATTCGGAACGTCGGGCGGAATTGATTGAACGGATCATAGAGAGTTGCATGAAGAAGTAGGAGTTCATCATGGCCAAAGGAATGGGTTTCAAAGCAGCAGCCAAATCGGTTGAGAAAAAAGAAGGTGTCTCAGAAGAGGCAGCAGACCGGATCATCGCGGCTGGTGCTAGGGGTGCCAGTGCCAAGGCCAAACGAGCGAACCCAAACCTGAAAAAGGTGAAAGGGAAGGCAAAATGAAGACCACTGACAAAGGACGGTTTGGACCCTGGGAACCCATGCAGGGTGCTCGGGGGCGCGCAGAAGCCCTCCAGACCGAGAACTCGGTGGCCCCGAGTGCGGACCGTAAAAATAGGAAGTATAAGGAGGCGGTGGCGAACCCTACCAGAGTCAAGCCAGAGCAGATGAGGCGAAGCCGGAATATGGCCCGACGCGGTCTGTCAGCCGGGTCAAGCCCCAACGGTCCAGATAGGTGAGTCAGGCCAACCGAAGGGAGGACTGAATGGCTGCCAAGAAGACACTCTGCGTTGATTTTGATGGCGTTCTGCACTCGTATACCAGCGGGTGGGCTGGGTTGGAAGTTATCAAGGATGCCCCGGTGTCAGGGGCGATGGAGTTCTTGTATGATGCGGTGCGTGTGTTCAATGTCTGTGTGTTTTCGTCGCGGTCAGCGACCCCACAGGGCATCAAGGCGATGCAACAGTGGCTTGATTGGCACGCATCGGAATGCAACTTTGACTACGGGAGGCCATGGTGGCTCCAAATTGAGTGGCCAATCCACAAGCCCGCGGCGTTTGTGACTATTGATGATCGGGCGATCCAATTTACGGGGAGTTGGCCAAGTATGAATGAGCTTTTTAACTTCAAGACCTGGTTCGAACAACAGAAAGCGGGTCATGAAGTTAGCGAGCAAGAACTTTTGGCCGCTATGGCTAAGCCTGGGACAATGCAAGAGGCGCTGTCTCATGCTACGGATCTGTTGAAGAAGGGAGAAGTGTGATGGCAGCAGGAGCAGGTGGAATGGGCGGAAGCGGAAAGATTTGGGGGCCGAAGCCTCCTATGGGTTCTCGGAACCAAGGGAGTGTACATAGTCAGGGACTCGGCGGCGCGGTAGGGCACCTGCATGAGGAGCACCCGCACCATGTGCAGGGTGAGGGGCTCCAGCACAAGTCGACGGCCAAGATCCACTACCCAATCTCGGAAGGCACCTACAAAGGAAAGTAGGAAGCCCTGGCTTCCTACTTTCGGAGCGAAGCTATGGCAGACGAACAAGAGGAGTTCGACCCGTTCTCTGTGGGCGGGTTTGCAGAGGCCGATGAGATTGCTCAGCAGGACTATCAGTTTTACATGAAAGCACTTCGTCGGCCTCTTAGTAAGACAGAGCGACAGCGTGAACTCGTACAGCGAGCCTGGATGGTTCAGGCCGACCGAAGGGAGGACTGAATGAAGTATGAGAATGGGACTTGGGGGCGGCCAGACCCGCCCCGACTGAACGATACGGGGGCGCTGGTGCGGAAAGGGACGTATCCGTACGCTCTCAAGACTGACACGTACTGTGGGCAGATGCCCTGCGAGACTCCAATGATCCCGGAGAATACCTTTAACAAGAAGTCGCCAAGTGTCTGTATTACCCCGCCTTACGGGGCCGGGATGGCAGTGATATCCAGGGACCGAAACGGTAATGGGGGTAGGGGCGGTTCTCCGGATCGGAATACTAGTGTTCCTGGGAATGGGAATAGCTTGGCTGGCGGGGTGACGGAGGTTAGGCGGAGCGGGACTCCTAATAAGTGGGGCCGCTAATGGACATGACGCAAGCGTCATGTCCATTATTCATTCGATGAAACGCAACGTTCAGTAAATCGGAGCGAAAGATGGCTGAAGGCGAAATGAACCAAGACCAGATCAATGAGAAGCTGGTTGAGCTGGCGAAGGTGGCCAGTGAGATCAAGACAGCAGACACAACCTTGTCGGCGATGCTGGAGACGATCTTGAACTCACCCCTTGTTGCCCACGCGAGGGCAGCAGTAGAGGGGTCCAAAGAGGCATCAGCACCGCCACCCAAGGCGGAGACTCGCGAACGTAGGTAAGCGAGTCGTGCAAGTCTCTGCGGATTTCCCCGCACCGTTCCAGATATTGTTTCAACCGCGGCGGTACAAAGTACTGTATGGAGGGCGCGGTGCGGGAAGATCATGGGCATGCGCCAGGGCTCTGCTTATTAAGGGGACCCAGGCGCCATTACGCGTGCTATGTGCTAGAGAGTTACAAAATTCGGTCGGGGACTCTGTGCATAGACTACTCGCTGACCAGATTTCTGGACTTGGGCTTGACAGCTTTTACGAAGTCCAAGCATCGAGGATCTTGGGGCAGAACGGTACAAACTTCAGCTTTGAAGGAATAAAAAACAACATTACCAAGATCAAGAGTTATGAAGGTATCGACATCTGTTGGGTTGAGGAGGCTCACAAGGTCAGTCGCAATTCGTGGGGGATACTGATACCAACCGTACGGAAGGAGGACTCCGAAATTTGGATGACCTTCAACCCGGAATTGGAAACTGATTATACCTACAAGAGGTTTGTGAAGGAGGCGGATGAAAGTCTTAGTTTAGTCATCAAAACCACCTGGCGAGATAATCCGTTCTTTCCAGACGTGCTGATGAAGGAAATGGAGGCTGAAAAGGCTCGAGACTATGACTCGTATATGAACATTTGGGAAGGGTTCTGTCGACAGGTACTAGAAGGGGCAGTTTACGCCAAAGAACTGCGGAAGGCACAGGAAGAGGGGCGGATCACCAGAGTTCCATGGGGTCGCGAAGCGCCGGTCGATGTGTTCGTGGATTTGGGTCGGGCAGATGCTACCGCAATGTGGTTCGCGCAGCGGCTTACCATGCAGTATAGGTTGATTGATTTCTATAGTGCGACGGGGGAGGATATAATACACTATATCAAGTATTTACAGAACAGGGAATATATTATTGGTAAGGTTTGGTTACCCCACGATGCGTTTGCTAAGCAGCTAGGGAGTAAACGGTCTATACAAGAGATTTTCAAGGAGTACGGGTTCAAAATTGAGAGGGTTCCCAAGCTAAGTTTGACGGATGGGATCAATGCTGCCCGCCTAATATTCCCAAACTGCTGGTTTGATGAGGACCGGTGTGAAGAGGGTATTCAGGCCCTGCGGCATTATCGGTATCGGATCGTTGATGGACAGTACTCAAATGAACCTTTGCATGACAAGGCGTCGGACCCAGCGGATGCGTTCCGATACCTGGCGGTTGGGTTCCGTGACCGTCAGACAGGGGTGGCCACCAAGGTTCTGGAGAAGTTGGTGGCTCTGAGTGAGCAGAGGGATCAAAGGAAGAGGGATGAGTACGATGAGTGGATGATGGGGGGCCGGGAGACTAGGGCACGGGGCACCAGCTGGATGAGATGATATAGGGGAGAGCGAACGAAGTGAGCGATCTGGTACTGAACGCTGAACAGACGTTTTTAGACCAAAATGGTGACCCGTTGTCTGGTGGGCGGGTCTATTTTTATGCGGTTGATACCGATACGTTGGTACCCACCTGGAAGGACTCGCAACAGTCTGTTGCCAACACAAATCCGGTTGTGCTGGACCAAGCTGGTCGAGCGACAATCTGGGGGGTCGGGCGTTACCGGCAAGTGGTCACGGACCAATTCGGTACGGTACAGTGGGATAAGGTTACTGAGGCCGGGGTTGACTTCTCTGATGTGGTTGGCCCGGTGAATGTGAATGGGGCGTTCACAGTTAACGGTCTTAGTACGTTCAATGGGGATACCGTAACTAACGGAAACGCCACGGTTAATGGTAGCGAAACGGTCCAGTCATTGAGGGTGACTGCTGACGCGACCGTTGTTGGGAACTTGAGTGCGGCCAACATCAGTACCGGGACTGTGACCGCTGCTAGTGAGACTATTAACGGTCCATTGACTGTTAATGGTGATGCGACTGTTAGCGGGAACATAACGGCTGGAAGCCAGACTGTCACAGGGACGTTTGGTGTCAATAACCTGAATGTTACTAATGATCTGGGAGTCGGACATAACGTTACGATCAACAACGATCTGGGGGTGGGGGACCGAGTCACTACGAATGAGTTGAGCGTTAATGATACGGCTGGGATTGCTACTGCTAATATCACCACTCTCAATGTTGGGTCTGGTGGGATCACCAACACCGGGCCGACTACGCTGGCAGACGCGACGGTCAATAATCTGACTGTGAACGGGAATGAGGACGTTCACGGTGCCACGCATCTGTTTGGTAATGCTCAGATTGATGGTAACCTGACCGTTACCGGTACGATTACTGGTGGGGGTGGGGGTGGGGGTGTGGCCCCGGAGTTCCCGGTCAATGTTGTTAGCCTGTTTGAGATGGTGCCAGGGACTGCTCCGTCTCCAGCACCACCGCCAGCGAGTCCAGTGTCTACGAGCGTTACGTTCCCTGGCAACGGCTATTACCTGTTTTGGGAACCGTTCGATCCAAGTATGAATGTAGGATCAGGACATTACAACTCGTTCTCGATCACATTCAATCTGCCAGACACGCCAGCGGTAGGGTTCACTATTGAGTATCGGATTGGGAACCCAGCAGCAGCTAGCGGTACGTTTGTGTTGACAGCCTTTTTCGTTCCAGTGTCTGGGTTTGTGAACGCAAGCCCCATTTACAGGACTTCGGATACGTGGAACACTGGTGGACCGACCCCGGTGAGTAACAATGAGGCGTACGGAACCAGTGGGAAGCTGGTTCATTTGGGCGGAAACGTCTGGAGACTGATGGCACATGCACCAGCAGTCTGATAGGCAAACGCGACTGAAAGGAGCGTTTGGATGAGGGGGCAAGGAGCACCTGATCCAAGTGTGGCCGCTCTGAGAAGTATGGGCGAGCTGGACATAATGGAGGAGATGAGGGAGCGGTTTAAGCAGTGCTCTGAGTGGGAAGCGACGTGTCGAAAGAAGATGATGGAGGATCTGAAGTTTGCGGATGCTGACGCTTTCAATGGATACCAGTGGCCCGACAACATCAGACGTACCAGGGATCTGTCAGACAAGCCGTGCCTGACCCTCAATGTGGTCCGCCAGCACAATCTCAAGATTATCAATGATATGCGGAAGGCGAAGGAGTCATGTAAGATACTGGGGATGGGGAATGGAGCTACCCAGGAGTCGGCAGAGGTTATTAAGCAGATAATCCGGCATATCGAGTACAACTCGAAGGCGCAACGGAACGCCTATACGCCTGCGCGTGGGTATCAGGTTAAGTGCGGGATCGGGTGGTGGCGTATCATAACGGACTATGAGTCCAACGACTCGTTTGATCAAGAGATTTATATCAAATCAGTCCCTGACCCGTTCTCGGTTTATATGGACCCTGACTGCCAGGAACCTGACTGTTCGGATGGGCGGTTCGCATTCGTTTTCAGTTTCATGCCTAGGGAGCTGACGGAAGCGTTGATACCTGACTATCCGTGGCAGGTTGGTGCCCCGCGGATGCCAATCGGGATCGCACCTGGGGAGTCTTTCTTTATTGAGAAGGACCATTGGCTGGTAGCGGAGTATTTCCGGAAGGTCCCGGTCCAAGACACCCTGATAAGTTTCATCACCCCAATGGGGGAGCGACTGACTATCAGGGAAAGCCGTTTACCAGCACAGGTCGCGAGCGAGCTGAAACAGAACGAGAGGGTGATGGTTCGGAAAGTTACGGATCAGCAGGTTGAGTGGAAGCTGGTGGTTGGGGATGAGATTGTAGATGAGACTATCTGGCCGGGCAAATACATCCCACTGATCCGGTGTATTGGAGAGGAAACGGTCACGGAAGGGATATTGGACCGGAAGGGTCATACTCGGGCGTTAACAGACGCGCAACGGATGTTCAACTACAATGCGTCGGCGAGTGTTGAGTTTGGGGCGTTGCAGACCAAGACCCCTTGGCTAGCGGCGGCCAAGTCCATTGAGGGACTGGAAGGATTGTGGAATACAGCCAACACTGAGAATCATAGCGTGCTGGTTTGGAACCATGTGGATGATGACAACCCAGAAGCAGTAATCCCCCCACCGCAGCGGATTGAGCCGCCAAGCTCAAGCTCGGCGTTTGAACAGGGGATGCAAACCGCTTTCATGCAGATGATGATGACTAGCGGACAATATGCCAATCAGCAGGGGCAGATGGGGAATGAGCGGACGGGGACTGCCATTCAGGAAAGGTTACGAGAGGGTGAGAGCGCAACGTACCATTTTACCGATAACTATGAGGACGCCCTGGTATACACCTACCAACAGATCATTGATCTGATCCCCAAGGTGTATGACACGAGAAGAGTTAAGCACATATTGGCGGATGACGGGATTGAGATGGAGATTGAGCTTGATCCAACTGCTATGCAGCCGTATATGCAGCAGATGGATCGGCAGAATAACATTATCCGCCGGGTACTCAACCCGACTATGGGCACGTATGAAGTGGCAGCATCAATCGGGCCGAATGTGGAGACCAAGCGGCAGGAGGCAGTTGAAGACCTGACCCAGATATTGACCGAGGCTCCAGCACTAACGGCTATCATTGGAGACATACTGCTGCGGAATATGGACTTTGATGATGCGCAGGAAGCAGCGATGCGGCTGCGCAGGATGGTGCCGCCGCAAGCACTAGGACAAGGACCGTCACAGAACGAACAGCAGATGGCGCAACAGCTCCAGGCACTCCAGGCCAATCTGGCTAAGGCGCTTGAGCAGCATGGGAAGGATGCGATCAAGCTGCAAGGTAAGGACCAGATGCGTGAGATTGATGTATATGAGGCGGAGACTAATAGGATTAAGGCGTTGGCCCCAATGCTGCCGATGGATCAGCCGGGACTCGAGCATCTCATTCACCAGTTAATCTCGGACTCTCTTGAAACCACTCTAATGCCCATTTTGGATGCGAATATACATGGGGTAGGCTCAGGAGCAGCTGCGGAGCAATCTGGTGGGGTGGGGGAAGGGGATGCTCCCCCTATTCCAGGGGCGCGGAAAGCACCTGACGGGGAATGGTACATTCTTGATCCGACACGTCGGACCAGGTACTTGAGGATTGGACCGCTGGCACAGGAGAGGCCACCGCCAGGATCCGGGAGTACAGGGAGCTAAGTTGTGGCTAACGGCGATGACAGTGGTAATGCATTAGTACCCGGCGGGATGGGGTCTCAATTTGACCCTGCTTCTATAGCCCTGTCGATGGACCCGGTGTTGAGGAAGATCAGTCCATTTGGTCAGCCGTATAACTCATTGAACCCGTTGGGTCTACCGACTGCGCCGTTTGGTACTGAAACTTCTGGGCCAAATGTTATGACGGTCCCCCCGCACCAGGATTTGCCACCTGGGTCTTTGCCACCAGTTAATCTGATCCCTGGGGGTGCTTTGTCACCAACACGGGCACCGCCAGTTCGCGCAGCGGCCCCGCCGAATGCGTTGGCCCCAACAGGAGCAGTTGGGGCACCAGCCCCAACTGCTGATCCGGATGCAGGGTTGGTGATGGCGGATGGGACTCCGGTGAGTGTGGCGAAGCGGTTCATCAGACAGTATGATGCTGGACCGCAAGGGTACAATGCAGCATGGGGGTACAGGTATGGGTTGCCAGCGGGGACTCCAGCCAATGATGTTGGGTTCCCGATATTTGAGGGGAGACCGATACCAGATAGTATGTATGGGGGTAAGTACCATGGAATGGTAAGTCATGCGTTTGGGATAGGACAGTTCCAGGAAGCTACGTGGAGAAGGGCGGCGGAAGGGCTGGCAAAAGAAGGGACGGTTATCAAGGACTACAGTCCGGAAAGTCAGGAGAAAATTAAGACGTGGTTGCTGATGCATGATGGGATGAGCCACTGGATTGGTGGTGATCCTCCTTATAATGCAGCTATGAAGGCTGCGTACGATGAGTATAAACGGACAGGGAAAGAGCCTACATTTAGTGGGCCATTAGCGTACTGGGAGCCAGGATATAAGCCTGGAGCGGCCACGTTTTCGAGGCCGTCTGGGGCATCAACTAGGTTGCCATTGTCTGTGACGGCACCGGAAACCAAACCTGGAACAGAAACGGAAACAAAGCCTGAGCGAGAGTATGATAAGCCGCCGTCACCGGAAGAAATTGAAGGGACAACGATTAGATCATTGAGGGGATTGTATCTGCTGAGTATGTTTAATCAGATGGCACAAGGGAGGAAGTTAACTCCTGTGCCAGTAGACTATGACCCTTGGAAGGTGCGGGAGGTAGCGCGCGGCGGGCAACCTTCAAATTATGGGTTGAGTGTTGGAGTGCAAGGGATTGGGACAGGGGTCGGACCGTTTACTAAGTTCGGTGTATACGGATCGTAGGGTCAAGCGGACGAAAGTGAGCGAGAAGATGGCTAACGGTGACGATCAATATAGTGACCTGAGAGCGGAAGGGCTTGGGACGGAGGCTGGTAGATATGCCCAAGGCTGGGGCTATGGGTCAGGTGTGTTCAATCCGCTGATGCCGACGCAGCAGAGTACGAACCCGTTAAAACGAATGAGTCCGGAACAGGCGGCGGCTATGTATTCGGGAGGGTACGGGCCTGATTTCTTTAGTGCAGAACTGATAAAGAATATGGTACAGGGAATGTATGGGTTGGCGAGTAAGCCGAGCCAGGTAATATCGGGTGAGTTCCCAGTCAGGCCAGGATCAACTGATGTAAGTGATGTTAAACCGATTACACAGTATGGAGGGGAGTTGGCACTTGCGGGTATGGGTGTTGGTATGGCCGCGCCTCCGACCAGTGCCGGTATGTTCGCTAGTATCGGATCGAGGACTGCTCGACTGACCCCAGACAGATTTGCTAAAATTGGATTGGGGGAGGGGTCAGTTGTAGAAGCAATGGATATGGCTAAGAAAGGAATACATAGGGATGAGGTGTTTGCCAGGACTGGATGGTTTCAGGATGCAGGTGGCAATTGGTTGTCTATTATAAATGACCGGAATGCAAGGATGAAGTTGCATAATCTGGATAACCTTGGGACTGATCCGAATTATCCCCAGTATGGGGATCTTTATGGACCTAAAGCGCCAAATATTATGAAGCCGGGGACACAGAAAGTAGGAGATGTATTTGACCATCCAGAGTTGTACGAAGCATATCCGTTTCTGAAGGACATCCCAATTGAGTATATACCTCCTGAGATGGTAACGGGAGCGGGTGGGTATAGAATGAGTGGAGGTTATCATCCTCCCATGGGTTCAACGCCTCATAAACTTGCATTGGCACCTAACACCCCAGAGGGTTTACAGAGTGTGTTAGTGCATGAGTTGCAACACGCTATACAATATAGAGAACTGCACGGTAGAGGCGGAAGCGCAGGGGAGTTTTTACCACCTGGGTTTGAAGAAGGGCTTGCACATCTGGAAAATGGGAAGAATGACATTGAGAATCTTTTCCATCAAGCTGGATTAGATCCTAATGATGTTCAGCGGTATCATGGGATAGGTCCATATAGCCATTTAGGGCCTGAGAGAGGGTTTTTGAGTCCTATGGAAGAATACCTTATGAAAGCAATACCCTCAGATATGATTAAAAGTTATGGTAATCTACTGAACATGCACGATTATGCGTCAATGGTTAATAACCGGGCGTTCAAAGATTATCTAAATTTGTCAGGGGAAGTTGTATCTAGAGCAGCACAATCACAAGGGGCCTTGAAGGATTGGAGTCAACCACTCTGGAGGATACCAGACTTCACAGGAACTATGGGTGTTGGTGGGTATCCTGCGTTTTGGTATCCGGTGGAGTATGGTAATCAGTTATCTATTCATCCATATCGTCCTCCGTATGAAGGAGGCTTACTGGATCATCCGACTGTCAAGGGTAGAAAACTGCCTGGTATAATACCACCGGGTATGTTTCCAGCGCCAGAATAGGTTAAGGTGAAGCTGAGATGAATGGGGACGGGTCATACGCAACTGACCGTGGGTATGGGTACGGGTCAGATGTGTTTAATGCACTGGCACCGCCGCCAGCTCGTTCAGCGTTGAGTCCGTTTGCGAAGCCATTTGTGAATATGAGTCCGGAAGAGGCGTTGGCGGTATATAGTGGTGGGTACGGTCCGGACCCGATGGGTGCTAATATGCTGTGGGGAGCTTTGAAGGGTTTTGGGAATTTTGTGAGTACGCCGGAACGTATTGTGAGTGGGGAGGCGACACCGTATCCTGGATACTCGAACACGGTTAACCCGGCTGCGTATGCTGCTGAAATGGCGGGGTATGGGCTCGGGATCGCTGGGTGGGGGCCACGGAATCCTACCAGTATGTTTGGTGGGATTAAAGCGGAAACAGCGAAACAGGTAAGCCCAGGTGATATTTATTCGGCGGCTAATCCAAATACTAATAAGACGTTGAGAGAGGCTTTGGACTTAGAAATGGCTGGAAAGGATAGGGATGAGGTATTTCGCGGTACTGGGTGGTATAGATTGCCTGATGGTAACTGGTCTTTTAATATAAATGACCGCCCGGCGAGACTAAATCTGAAGAACTTCGATAGGTATCCAGGTACGGGTGGTGGCCCTACCCTTTACGGCCTTTCAGCTATGCAGAGGTTGAGAGGAGATGTGAAAGTAGGTGATTTGTATAATAATCCTGAGTTGTATGCAGCATACCCACATCTAAAGGATATACCAGTTAGAGTGAGCCCTCATTTCGGGCCTAGAGAAGCAAGCTATAACCATAATAATAATACTTTAACGATAGGTACTGGTACAACAGCTGATGATTTGATGGACTCATTTGGACATGAGTTGGGACATAGTGTTCAATTCTATGAAGGCTGGGCTAGGGGAGGAGCCCCTATGGAATTTAGGCGGCCTAACTTCGGACAAATAGCAGGTCAAGTAACACAGTCTAGAAATACTATGGAGCAGGCTTTTAGAGATGCTGGTATTGAGCCTCTTCATGTTCGACAGATCCATGGGTTTGGTGAGTTTATGAGACCTACCGATCTTCCTGGTGTTGATCCTACATATGTAAATTTTATAAAGGGATTAGATCCAGCTACAATTGGTCCATATAGAGATCTGATAAATTTTTATAAAGAGTTGGGTATGGAGCAAATAAAATCTAATCAGAGTTATCTCAATTTGGCAGGGGAAGTACAATCTAGAGCAATTGAGGCGCAGAGAGCTACTAAGAGATACGATCAGCCACTTTGGGAGATACCAGATGTTGTGGCCTATGATTGGGCAACCAAAAAGCCTGTTCTTGGTTCTCCAGTACCTTATGAACGACAAATTATCTTTCCGTTTGATAGACCTATAACAGCTGGTGGAGGTTTGCAGCCGTGGTCACCGAAACCGAACCCATGACCTGATGGTAATGACAATGATAGCGAATGGAGTCTCGACTGGTCAGAGAGCTTGCCACAAGCAAGTACGCGAGATTGCAATGGAGGCCGCTGGCCAGATGTATCAGAGTTTGATGAGCAATGATATGTATTACAGAGTGTGGCGGGAACAGAACCCAGGGGCCAACGCCCAGCAACTAGAGAAGCGGTTCATAGACCGGAACTGGCCCAAGTGCATTGAGTTTGCGAGGGCAACCCTTGTGGAGATGCTGAAGAGGCCGGATATAAGTGAGGAAATGAAAGAGGACATTATGGACATACTGGAGAAGGACCAGTCACTCCAAGGCAAGATAGTGGTTGGATGAGCGACTGAAAGGAGCGAATTCATTGAATGAATGTTGGCCATTATTGACACGGTTTCGCAATGGTGGTATGGTGACAGTGCCGAAAGGTGGATGATATGTCTGACAACCGAAGCACAGCAGATCCAACCCCTCCGCAGGAGCAGCCACAACAGCCTCCTGTTGAGCTGCCAGTCCCTCCGACTGAGCCAACGGAGCCAACATCTCCGCCACAAGAACCGGAACAGCAACCGCAACAACAAGAGCCTGTGGCGGCGCCTCGGTCTGACTGGAGAGACAGGCGGATTGGAGAGCTTACTCAACGGTCGAAGGAACTGCGGGACGAGAATGCACGGCTACGTGCGCAAATAGGTAGTGATCCAGCAGCTGCTCGTGGACCGGATGGTAGGTTCCAGCAACCAGCAGGTTACAATGGACCTCCCAGTCAAGAGGCTATTGATGCTGAAATAAACAACCGCGCAATGAATATTGCAGCCAATCAAGATTTCAATAGGCGCTGCAATGAAGTAGCTGAAGTCGGCCGAAGGAATTACGCGGATTTTGATAGTAAGGTCCAGAGTCTAGTGGGACTGGTTGACGCGAACGATCCGCAGAGTGTTTTCACTTACAATGAATTCCTGCAAGCAGCGATAGAGACTGGAGAAGCTAGTCGTCTGATCCATATACTTGGTGGGGATTTGGACGAAGCCAGTCGCATACTGAGTATGACTCCAAGAAGGATGACGGTTGAGCTAACAAGGATGGCGGCGAAACCTGTCCAGGAGTTGAGTCGGACACCAAGACCGATTAATCCTGCACCCACCAACGGGATGGGTCAGAGAACATCTGCCAGCCCTGACGATCCAGGGTCGGATAGTATGAGTACGGAAGAGTGGATGCGGCGTCGGAACGAGCAGATAGCTGCAAGGACCGTTCGCCGGTAATTTGCCGGTAATTGGTTTCCTCGGACCTAAACCGAGTGTTGAGTCCCCATCCTCCCGATGATGGGTGTTGGCTTCCCCGGCAGCCGAAGGTCGGGTGTTCACCTCCAAGGCGGTTGCAAAGCCTGGAAAATGCAACCTGTGCCTTTTTTAGGGAGATGAACAGTGGCCAATCAACTGCTTACAATCAACATGATTACCCGAGAGGCGGTCCGTCTCTGGAAGAACGCGAATGCATTTCTACAGAACGTAGATATGCAGTACGATGACAGCTTCGCTGTCACCGGGGCTAAGATCGGTTCCTCGCTTCGGATAAGGCTGCCCAATGATTTCACAGTCACCACCGGGCCTGCCCTTAATGTGCAGGATACCTCTGAGCAGTCCACAACCCTGGTTCTCGCGACACAGAAGCATGTGGACGTTGCTTTTAGCCTTGCCGATCGGACTATGTCTTTGGACGATTATAGCCGCCGCGTGCTGGCTCCTATGGTCAATAACCTTGCCGGTCAAGTAGCAGTTGATCTGATCGGCGGTGGTGAAGGTGGCATCTGCAACATCGCCGCCAACCTGGACTCGTCCGGAAACATTATCGCACCGATTGCCTCGACGTACCTGCGGTCGGGGGCCACACTCCGGAACAACTCGAGTCCGGTTGCGAATTGGAAGATTGTTAACAGCCCAGACACCGAGGCGAGCGTGGTTGCGAGCCTTAGCGGGCTGTTGAACCCGGCGCCGGAGATCAGCCGCCAGTATATCACCGGCCGGATGTATGATGCCCTTGGGTTCATCTGGATGGCGGACCAGACTGTTATCACCCACACCAACGGGGCGCTGGCCCAGGGGTCTGCGACCGTGAACGGGGCGGGTCAGACAGGCCTCAGTCTGACCGTCAATGCCCTGGCAGCTGGCATCAACATGGGCGATATTCTCACCATCGCCGGTGTCCGTGCGGTCAATCGTATTACCAAGCAGTCATACGGACGGTTGCGGACGTTTGCGGCGACTGCCAACGTTCCGTCTGGTGCTACCTCCATCCCGATCTATCCTGCTATCATCCCGGCACTGTCGCCAGGGGTGCCCCAGCAGTACCAGACGGTTGATGTGAGTCCCGCGAACACCGCGGCGGTCAACCCAGCACTGGGCCTGGCAGCGAGCACTCAATACACCAAGAACTTTGCGTATGCACCGGAGGCAGTCACGCTGGCGACCGCGGATCTGGAGATGCCCAGGAATGTCCATGAGGCTGCTCGTGAAGAGTTTGACGGAGTGTCCATGCGAATGGTTACCGATTATTTCATCGGCACCGACCAGCTTATCACTCGTCTGGATGTCCTCTACGGGTATTTGTGGATTAGACCAGAATGGGCGTGTATTGTCGCTGACCAAGTGTACCAATAGTTGGTCTGAGCGACCGAAAGGGAGCGAGGATGAACTGGCGGCAGCGGATCATTGCTGATTGGCCTAACGATTTGCAAAGGCAACATAAGTGCCGCGAGGCACTTATGTTGATAGAGGAAGCCCTGTCACAGCTGGCAAGCTTGGGGCACCCTCTGCACTTGGAGGAGGGCTACTGCCCTCCCCCAAGACCTGAATGGCCACAGGTCTGGTTCCACATTTATCAGGGAGCAAGGGACTTTCACTGCCAAGAGGATGTGGACGAAGCTGGACCTGACTGGTATCCTACAATGGAGGAGGCCAGACATGCCGCGGGTGTCACAAAGCAGAACCAACGCGGAGGTATCTTTACTAAAGCTTTACCGGCAGTCCCCATCCAAGACACGCTTACGGCGATTGCTGATAGAGTTAAGGAAGAGGAAGCGGAACGAGCCGCTGCTATCGCCAAACGACAGTTCGTTGCTGAAGCCAGGGCTGAATACGTTGCCAGAAACGGAGCCTGGGGAAACATAGCTACTGAGAAGAGAAATGCCCGGACTTTGGACTAAATCAGGCCGTCCGCGCCAATTACATTGTAAGCGTGGGCATTCACTTGATGATGCGTATGTAGTTTACACTACGAAAGGTATCAAACGTACCTGTCGTAAGTGTCGATATATACGCCACAGACAATACATTGGATGTCTCTCAAATAGGTCTAAAAATGCCATCCAAGTCTAAAGCCCAACAGGAGTTTATGGGTGCGGACCTGAGACGGGCTCGGGAAGGCAAGAAGACTCGGACAGGGATGAGTGAGTCTCAATTGGAGGACTTTGCCGCTACTAAACGTAAGGGACTCCCACAGAAGGTTAAGCAGAAAGGGAAGAAGTGATGGCCAACGCGCGTAGGACTCGGTTCACAATCTATGATGTGATGGAAAGCCAGGGGGTTTTTGAGGACAACCCGGCCAATGCATCGAGTGGGAACTATAGAGGTCCCCAAGAGTACCCAAAGATGTTCTATCACCCGGAAGGGCGTGAGAACACTATCCAGCGGGCCGAGATCATTGCGACTCCAATGGGGCCTGAGAAGGTTGGGGAACTCAAGGAATTGATCTATCGGCCAGCAGCGGATGCGGATGAGGAAGCTGCGTTGCGTGAGTTGGGATGGCACGATCACCCAGCTAAGGCAATGCACGCGGCAGGGAAAGAGATGCCGCAGATGGTGGCCCTTAACAGGGAGTCTGAACTGGAGCGGCAGATCGCTGAACTGACCAAGCAACTGGCCGAGGCTCGGATGATTCCGAAACCGCCGCCGCATCCAGACGCTAAATTTGAGCCGCAACCGAAGACGGTTGCGGCTCCTAATAAAGCGGCCTGACCGCTAGGGAAGGCCGATGAGCTACCTCGAACCGCAGAACACTACGATGGGCGACATTTGCCGCGCTGCGCTCAAAGAGTGTGGTGCGGTTGGGGTGGGACAGACGCCACTGGCCGAGGACATAAATGATGCATGGGCGCGGTTGCAGTGGATGCTCATGCAGTGGGAGCGTAAGCGGTGGCTCCTATACCATCTGGTCAGTCTTTCGAAGATTAGCACTGGTGCTATTTACTATACTGTTGGCCCTGGCGGCGATTTTGATACTGGCCAGCGAACTATGCGGCCGGGACGGTTGTCAAGCGCGTTTGTGAGACAGCAGTTTCTAGGGTCGTTGACTGATCCGCAGAGCGTCTGGGACGCTAAGCAAGGGACGGTACAAGACCCGCTAGCGTACTCGACCTGGGACGGCGGGCAAAGTTTGTGGGACGACACTCCAGCCAATATGCAGCCGAACAATAATGCGGTGGACTACAACCTGGAGATTCTGGACAGCAAAGAGGACTATAATCGGATTACACTTAAAACCCTGTCCGCTGGGCCGGGTGAAGCAGCGTTCTTGGATACAGACTGGCCACAGGCGTTGCTGTATGTTTGGCCCATCCCTCAAGCGGGTATTTACGAGATACACATCTCGGTCTATATGCAGCTTCAGGTCCAGTTCATAAACCCTGCGGATATGTTTGACATTCCGTGGGAATACTACAACGCCATGATGACCAATCTGGCGATACGTCTGCGGCCGAAGTATCGGATGGGAACGTACCCTGGTGATCCGTTGCCGGGGATTGCTAAAGACAGTTTGGCTGTGCTACGGAGTGGTAATACTCAGGTTGCACGGTTGAGGATGCCCAACTCTATCAGGAGAAGAGGGCTTTACAATATCTTCTCCGACAGACCGTACTAACCAAGGGAGCGAGTGATGCAGGGACCGGGCGGACCAAATCCTAGTGGTATTCCGGGCTTTAATGCTCAATATGGGATTACCGCACACGCGGGCGGTGGCCAAGCGCAAGCCACCCAACTCAACGGGTGGTTGAATACTATTACCACCGTTGCGACCGCGGCGGACTCAGTGCAGTTGCCGCCGGGGTACGCGGGTATGGAGGTGACTGTTATCAATCACGGTGCCAACTCCTGTCAGGTGTTCGGGTTCCAGAGCACCGTGCTGGGAGATGTGGTGACTGATACCATTGCGCCCGTCGGAAGTGCGGTGCAGGGCACAGTTGGTGTGGCACTGGCAGCATTGGCGGTAGGTTTGTTCTACTGCATGACTGGCCAAAGCGGTCCCAGCAACGCCATCGTCCCAGCACAGTGGCAATTTAAGTTGATTGCGTAATTACGCAATCAACTTAGCAATCGAAGGGAGACTCTAAATGCCTGATGCATCATCTCCACCGAGATTTATGATGGACCTTGCTCCATCTCTGCAAGCAGGGTATCGACTTGTTGACGCAGGAGAGCTGCAAACTCTGTTCCAGAATATCTTCGGGATCATCGGCGGGTACGTAGCTGCTGGTACGATCCAATCGACCGGTACGCCGCTCAGGTCTGGGATCAGTACCTATACACCGTCAGCGGGTAATACAGGTGTGATTTTGCCGCCTGGATTGCCGGGGCAAGAGGTCACAGTTGTAAACGGTTCAGGGACCGTGGCCGGTGTGCTGTATGGAAACGGTGGAGACCAAATTATTCCGTTGGCGTCGGCGACAGCAGCTGGGTCGTTGGCTATGCCAGCAGGGACAACCGCGGTCCTGATTTGTGTGGCCAAGAACCCTGCAACTGGGGTGGCGACCTGGAAGGTCACATCCCTGGGATAGTGGAGTCCGTTATGGCACTGGTATCCAATGCGGCTATCGTTGTGACTGACCTACTGAATGGTACGGTGTATGGATATGCTGCTGCTCACGATCTGTTAGGTGCAGGGACGACGCTCAATATGAGCAACTTCCCCAAGTCAATATTTCAGATCGTGAACAATACTGGGACTCCGATCCCGGTTAATGTGCCGAACGGACCTCTCGTGACTGTGCCAGCTAACGGATCGGCAGCCTTGTCCACACACTCGAATATTGCTCCAGGGAAGTCGGTTGTAGGCAAGATTGGACCGAACGGCAGTAGTCAAGGTTATTCCTTTAGCTAATAGGAGCCGAAGGCCATGGCAGTCCAAGTTGGTACTCTCTATCCTCTTGTGAGAAGCCCTGGTCTGGGTGACCACGTTGATACCTTTTTGACTGCCGCAACGTGGGTTGATGTGGCACAATTGGCGGCTAACACTGCCAACCCGTATACGCTGGCAGTAGGGGCTAATGTATTCCGTGTGATCTCCAGTGTTTTCCCGACCTATGGTAATTTGAACGGAGCGGCAGCGATACCAGTAGCTGGAGTAACTAATGGAACGGCTTCGTTCATTATTCCTGCATCCGGTTTATATATGTTGAGGCCCGCGGGTTTAAGTGTTCTCAGCCTAATCTGTGCTAGCGCGGCTTTCGTAACTATTGAGGCGTGGAACTAGTACAATGACTAGCCAGATCGACCCGACAGTACCGGTGTTCGGGACGCCAACAACTGCCTCGGTCCGTAATAATTTTTTGATTGCGAAGCGAGAGATTGAGGCGATCCAGGGACTCATTGGAGGGACTCCCTCCGGTAGTTTTGGGCCCCCTATCATAGTTTCGGGTTCTGGTCCGATTGCGTTGCCGTCGAGTGCAAACTACTTCGTTTTTGTGGGTAACACTACAGGCGGTCCGATAAGCTCAGCACTCCCAGCTGCTGGCCTTGTGTTGGGACAACAGATCATCATAAAAGATACCCTCGGAAACGCTGGGACTTTCAACATTACGGTGACTGCTTCGGCTGGGATTGATGGTTTCCCCACATACGTTCTGGTAGCCAACTATATGTCAGTGTCACTGGTGTGGATGGGAGGAAGTGGGTGGGGCACCTTCTGATGAGCGACTGAAAGGAGCGAATATGGCCAGTAACGGAAACAAGGTCCGGGCTGGAGTCCATGCCCACGAAGATAAGATGCACCCTGGGAAGCCCAAAACTAAGATGCCCCCGTCCGTGATGCGGAACGGAAAGAACAGTAAGAAGGGCAACAAGGGCAAGGGCAACTACTGATGCGACTGCCACTGGTCGGTGGCTCATACACAACTCGCAGTATAATTGCGTCCGCCCAGCGGTGTATCAACTACTATAGTGAGGTCAACCCAAGGGGGAACATCGTACCAACTACTCATTACCAGAGGCCCGGTCTCGGGATGCTCAAGCAGATTGGTCCTGGGCCAATCCGTGGACTGTTTAGGGCATCTGACGAGACTGGATACTGCGTGAGTGGGAACCAGTGGATTAAGATCGAGGATGACTTCACACCAACACTTCTCGGGCCGATTAATACCAACAGTGGCCCCGTCTCAATGGCTGACAACGGTAGTATGTTGGTACTGGGAGATGGGTCTGAGAAGGGTTACCAAACTACCCTCGGCCAATCTGATTTCGGAGAGATAAACGACCCGACAGGCTCATTTACAGGGACTACTCATTGGGCATACATTGACACGTATTTGCTGTGGGCCATTCCAGACAGTGTTTTCTTCGGTTCTACGTTGTCGGACCAACTAGCGTTTGATACCTCATTCTTTGCTGGGAAGGTTTCGTATCCAGACAATCTGAAATCACTGTTCATTAATAGGCGAGAGATATTCCTGCTGGGAGATGTTAAGTCCGAAGTCTGGTACAACTCTGGTGGAACGTCTCAAACACCCTTTGCGTTCTCTCAGCTGCCGGGAACGTACATTGAGAACGGAATTGCGGCACCATACTCGATAGCCAGTCATGACATAACGGTATTCTGGCTGTCTCGCAACTTGCAGGGAGAGGGGGTGGTGTTATCGTTCCGGGGGTACTTTGCCAGCCGGATTTCGAACCATGCACTGGAGGATGCGATCCGGAAGATGCAGAAGACAGTGGGAATAAGTGATGCGTTAGGGTTCACTTATCAGTTGGATGGGCATCTGTTCTATATGTTGGTGTTTCCGAGAGGCAACCAGACATGGGTCTATGATGCAACACAACCAGATCCAACGGCAGCGTGGCACCAGGAATGTTGGACTCATCCTACTCGCGGGACTCTCGATCGTAGTCGTATTAATTGCATGTCTTTTATAAACGGAAAGCTGGTGGCTGGGGACTGGGAGAACAATACGATCTATGAACTGGACATGGATCGGTACACAGATCAGGTCATCGCGGACAAGGAGACTAATACATTCGAGGAATGTCCGATAGTTTGTGTTAGAGCGTTCCCGCACATTGGCGCTGCCCGGATGGCTGGTGGGCAGGGACTTACAGAGATTGATGGGCGTCGTATACAGTTTGCTGCCTTCCGCGCCGACATGGAATGCGGTATGGGTCCGGTGGACTCAAATGGGAGACCAGCCCAAGTCAGTTTGAGATGGAGTGATGATAGGGGGCGGACATTCGGTAACGCACTGTTGCAGACAACCGGGATGCCTGGTGAGTACCTGACACAACCGCAGTGGTTAGGGATGGGAGTGGCCCGAGACCGCATATTCGAGTTGAGTCACAACATAGCTGGACCTGCTGCACTCAACGGTGCATGGGTTGATGCAGAGGTCTTGGGCACTTAGATGGTAAAAGCGGTAGCCAGGAGGAATGGAGCCGGACCGTTGACGGTCCGGCTCATGGCTGTGCCTCCGGGGACAGGTCCGTTCCCAAGTCCTGGCAACCAGCCTGACTGGGATACCGTACCGTCCTACAATGCACCCATTATGAATGTAGACAATGGGTCGATAGGTATCCCCTGGAACAGTTTGCTCAATTTCATTTCGTCGCGGGCTGCATTCATCCAACAGCTTAATCAAGACGTAGTAGTCCTGCAAGGACAGGTCTCCACTATCCAAGCCCAAATCGCGACCATCAACTCCGATATTGCTACCCTCAAAGGACAGGTAACGGTACTGCAAGGGCAGGTTGCAGCTTTACAGGCGCAGGTCGCAACCCTCCAGACGCAAGTAGCTACCATCCAAGCACAAATTGCAGTCATCCAAGATCAGATTTCGTCTTTGCAATCCAGTCTTGCTGCTGAGATAATCGCGCGGACCAAGGCTGATGTTACGTTACAGGATAATATTGATGCTGAGGCGAATGCACGGGCAAAGGCTGATGCACTGTTGGCACCGATTGACTCGCCTCATTTCGTGGGTAATCCGACAGCACCAACACTTCCAGTAGCTGACAACACAGATAGCCTTGCTACTACCGCGTTTGTCCATTCAGCTGGCGTGGTTGGTCCACCAGGACCAACAGGCGCAACGGGTCCGACCGGTGCAACCGGGGCAACCGGACCGACCGGCGCAACCGGTCCGACTGGAGCAACCGGCGTTACCGGCGCAACCGGGCCGGTCGGAGCCACTGGACCCACCGGAGCCACCGGTCCTATAGGAGCTACCGGACCTGTAGGACCGGTGCCTGCTGTCAATCTGCAAGTCAATCTGAATACGGCTCAGAGCCTGACCAGTGGTGTCTACGCGACGATCCTATTTGATACGGTCCAGATTGATAACACGTCAGCATACAGTACAAGTACGGGGCGGTTTACCCCACTGACTGCTGGTACGTATTTGGTTTCGGCTACGGTCGATGTCTCGGCCAGTCCTTGGACCGCTGGTAACTCGTTAACAATCGCAATGCAAAAGAACAGTGGGACTGTGAATATTGGTCTCCCAGTTCAGTATACAGCTGCTGTTAACGGTACTTTCACAATCGCCTCAGTTGGGATTTTTACAATGAACGGGACCACCGATTACATATCGGTGGCGGTATCGGCAACCGGAACGTCCCCAGTGGTGGTTGGGTCGCATGAAACGTCTCTCACTATACACAGGGTTAGTGCATGAGTTTCATAGTATACTGTCTGCCGAGGAGCCGGTCGGCTTGGTTAGCATACTATCTGAACTATCCGTTTGCGGTCCCGCTCCAGCCAGTGGGACATGATGTGGCCCCGCTGTGCAAGTCTGTTGAGGCGTTTGTTAAGGCGTACAAGGATAAGGAGTTGTTTGGGTCTGTTGAGCTGAGTGGGATGATTGGGTGGCAGGTCATCCGGCAAGAGTTGCCAGACCTGAAAGTGGTGGTAATGAGGAGGCCACTGCAAGAGGTTTACAACTCAATCACTATGCTTGGGTATGATGCCCACCTAACCAACCTGGCTGAACTCAACGAAACCCTCAATATGATTTCGGAACAGCCTGGAGTTTTCTCAATCAATTCATCTGATTTGGATGCACCGGTGACGGGGAAGTGGCTATTTGAGTATTTGCTCGAACAAGAGTTCGATTTCGACTGGTGGAATAGCATGATACAGACCAATATTCAGGTTAACATGAAAGAGGCTATAGCAGTCAAAGATGAGACTGATGCCAGGTACGCACTCTATCATAAAGATGTGTTAGAGAGAATGAAGAACATCAAGAGTGTCCTTCATTGAGCCTCGAAATCAAATTCGAGTCCATTCGGGAGAGTTGGCAAGACTTCGAGAGGCTTGCTCTGCAAGAGCAAGCCGAGATTAGTGAACAGAGACCGTTCCGGCCTGACTGGGAAAGTATGCAGGCTTTGAATGAAAAGGGCATATTCCAGGTACTGGTGGCAAGGATTGACGGCAATGTGGTCGGATACTTTACATGGTTATTGGACTTTGATCTGGAGAGCAAGGGTACATTGATTGCAAACCAGTTGGCTTGGTACGTAGAACCTGGGCACCCTATCATCGCGGTAAGGATGCTGGACAGGGCTATTGAAGAACTGAAGAAAATTGGATGTGAGTTTGTTTACTTTCACCATACCGTTCATGGACGGGGTGCCAGTCTAGGACGCCTGTTTGAACGGAAGGGTGCTGAGCTTCTTGGATATAACTATGTCCTGAAGCTCAAGGGAGAATAAGAGATGGGACTCGGACCGTTTATCCTTGGCGCGGCTGGTATTCAGGGTGCCACGTCATTGGCTGGTGGCAAGAAGGGTGCCAGTGCAGCTACCGACGCAGCATCAATCCAAGCCCAATCGGCGATGGCTGCGTTGGCTGAACAGAAAGCGGTACGGGATCAGAACGTAAATCTTTTGAGTCCGTTTGTGAACTATGGTACTGGAGGCATCCCGGCTCTGACTTCGACTGTCGACGCGTTCGCTGGGCAGCCTATCGACACGTCGCTTCCACAGTTCACTCAAGCCGCGCCTCAGTTTGCTGGGCTACCACCGTTCACACTCCAAGCACCAACCGTGCCAGATGTAGCAGCACTGAAACAGACTCCAGGCTACCAGTTTGTCTTCGATCAGGCGTTGAAGGGTGCCCAATCACAGATCGCTGCGTCTGGTAGGGGACGGGGTGGGCCAGCGATCCAGACCGCTAACTATACAGCTGGTGGGATCGCAGCGTCTACGTGGCCACAAGTCTACAATGCAATGTTACAACAGTTTGGGGCCGGGGTAACAGGCTACCAGACCGGTAATCAAGCAACACTCCAAGATTTCGGTGCGCGGACTACCGGATACCAGACCGCACGGGACACATTCCTATCCAATACACAGAACCTGCTGGCTAGCAAGACTCTAAACCTCAATCAGCGTCAACAGATACTGGCAGCACTCCAACAGCGGGTTGGAACTGGACTGACGGCTGGTGGTGCGCTGGCTGGGGCCAACTTGCAGTATGCCAATGCGGCTGGTAACTACCTAACCGGTGCTGGTGCAGCCACTGCTTCTGGTATAGTGGGGTCTACTAATGCATTGACTGCTGGACTGACCGGAGTTGGGAATGCTGCCACAGGTGGGGTTGGGCAGTATTTGGGCTACAACCTGGCTCAGCAATACCTGAGTAATCAAGGGAATAGTTTGTCTAATCCGTATGCGTTTGCGGGTGGGCCTGGTGGAGTCGTCCCGTCTGGAGCTGATGCTGGTGGGTTCTATTATCCGAACGTGAACCCAACTGGGACGGGGCCAGTAGCAAGTGTGTAATGGGAAGGTGAGTTATGCAGGGCAATGGGCTTATGCCTGGTATGGGTGACCCTGGTGGGTCACCTACACCACCCACGGATCAAGGTCCGAGAGTGACTGGTGTTGCACCGGGGGCGGGTGCGTCTATAGGAGCACCCCCTCCGGGTCCAGGTCCAAGCGGACCTGGAGCAGGTCCTGGACCTGTACCTCCATCGAAACAGGGGCAACCGTTTGCGGATGTCCACCAGAACCTGAAGTATATTAGTAACCAGTATAATCAGAATATGAAGGCACAGCAGGTACTGGATCATATCCGAGTCGAGTTGGATCAGTTAATGGAAATGGGGGATATGGTTCGGCCAGAGAACGTGATTGAGGCGGCTGGTAGACTGGTAGGTCACGGCTTGGGGGCGGCCCAGCTGGCTCAGATTATGGCTGATATGCCAGCGCAAGGTGGGGAGGGGTTGGCTAGCTGGATACGGATGCATGATGTGACCATTACTCAGGCCGAACAGCAGCTTATCCAAAGCACTAAGGTGATTGGTGGTAGGATGGGAGCGGCAGCCCTTCGGTCGCTAGCAGCAACTCACATAGAACAAAATACTGCTCCGCCTACAGCTTCACCTCCTAGTTCAGCGGGTGCAGGTGGCTCATTAGTAGGTGGTCCATTAGGAGTTCCCAATGCCAGATACTAGCCCTTACACTGTTGCGCTAGGGGTTAAAGGGCCAGGAGAGGTTGCTCCCCCTGGTGGGGGTGCTAACTTCCTCCAAACTGGTCTTGATTTGCTGCGTATGCAGCAACTCATGAACCAGAACACCACGTTCAATTTGCAGCTGAGAGGGAATGCTTATGCTGCTGATGTGATGGCTAATGCTAATAGTTTAGATGAAGGACTGGACACTATTGCAAAGAGTTCATGGGGGCCTTATACACTCCCCTACCAAAAGGACATGAGGGATATTATAAAGTTGAAGGCAGAAACTGAACAGGCGTATACCAAGGCGGGGGCCGAGACTCTAACAGCGCAGAACTCAGGGCTGCAAAACCTATTGCATACTATCCTGCCAAATATGTATACAGGCGTTGCAGCAGGCTACACTACTGAGCAACTAAACGACCAGTATCAGAAACTGAGGACTAGTGGGCTAGCTGTAATACCAGAGAGATTTAGAACAGCCACTGCTTATGGGTTGGATAAGTGGTGGGAAGCCATGCATGCTGGTATTACACCAGATACTCCAGCTGACCAACAAGCCTCTATTGTCACTAAAAACATGATAAGCTCGTTTCCAGCAGCGAATATTGGAGAAAAGGAGGCGGCAAGTCTGGTGGGGACTCCACACGAGTATGTGGGTGCAGATGGTTACAGACACATTGGTCTTATTCTTCCACCACAACTTGGCCGGAGGTTTGTAGAGACTGATGTCATACCTGAAGGCATCCCACCGGGTCTTAGAAGTCCAGGTCAGACTATTGGAGGTGGTTGGGACCCAAGGACTCCACTACCGAAATATACACCAGAGGATTTGGGGCCAAGAGGGCCATTAGGTCCAGGGGGGCCAATGGGACCGTCTGGCGAGGGATCGGGTGGGTCATTAGCGCCAGGAGGTGCAATGGATCTTTCTGCTGGAGGGTCAGGAGGGTCAACAAACCCGTTGATGCCTCCAACGATATTGCCTGGTTACCGCAATCCGAATGCTATCCCACCAGTACCTACACCAGCAGTGCCAACACTACCGCCAGCTCCTAAGCCACCTATGGAGTTTAGTTACGCAGGTGACGAGAGGCCAATGTATAATCCGAGTGCTGCTATTAGACCGTTCTTGCCTGGACACTATGATGTGCAAGGGGCATGGAATTTTGATAAAGCTGCGCAAAAACAAGTCGATGACGCACAAGAAGCTTTTGTTAAAGGGGCAGAGTCAGCTGAGGCGGCACAAAACACTAAGGCCGAAGTTCATTATATGAACTCAGAGTTCGATCACCTTAAAGGTACTGTGCTGGTGCCAGGGTATGCTGGTGAAATAAGGACGCGGCTGTCAATGGCCTACAACACTGCATTGGATTGGCTCAAGACGCAAGATCCTACATTCGATCCAGCACAGTACAAGGTTAGTGAGCAATCAACTGCGGCGGCTCAGGGTATTCTCAAGTCAGCCATCCGGCTCGGTTACAGTTACACCAAGTTGTCGTTTGGGGCGCAACGCGAGGCGGCTCAGACTATCAATACGTCACTCAAGGCTGTACCGGGGCTTGAGAACTCGTATTATGCTGGTAAGCTGCTGTTGTCTATGGTTGAGTCTGGGGCTGATAGGGAGCTGGATCTTCGCAACTTCCAGAATGTATGGCAAGCTGATCCTGCTAATCACGGGAGCTTGGCAGGCTCGGTTGATGAGTTCAATAGGCAACACCCAGCTACGGGTTATGCCGAGAAGGTACTCAGAAGGTTTGGCCTTGATGAACAGGGCTTCACTAACGGAGCCGCTATAAACAAGGCACATGCTGATGGGCTCATTGATGCTCCTACAGCAGAAGCAGCTAGGATGAAGCTGTGGGATAGGGAGCATCCGAGACCACCCAAAGGAGCAACACCTTCAGGTGTTGCTCCTTCACCAGCTGGTACGATACCCGGTCCAGATATAGGTATACCACCATGACACCGGAAGAAGAACAGTACGAGCAAGACCGTCAAGCCCAGCAGCAGTACTGGCATAAGTATTATGGTGGGCAGCCATCAGTGCCTGCACCTGGTGTCAAGGCTGGTGGCCCACCAGAGTCATCGGCGACAGCACCAGAGTTAAGGACTCCGGTGTTAGATGAGGAAGGGAAACCGGTTGATCAGTGGTTCCTAGGTACAGGTAGAGCAGACCCAACTATGCGTAATATTTCTATTGGTGCGGATCGGTTCGTTAACGCTCTAGCAGTACCTTTTGCAAATATCGCTCAATCTGGTAAGAGTGCTCTACATTCATTGGCTCCAAATATGGTTGCGGACCCAACAGGGGATTGGGGGAAAGACTGGATGAACTATGCAACCTTCCCACAACTGACACCCCAAACACCTTCAGAAAGAATTATTGCAGCAGGTGCGACCGAAGCGGGCGGAAATGTTCCTCTATCAGTCCTGACTAGAAGCTTGACACCTATGATAGCTGGTGGAGCGTTTGGTGCGGGGGCACAGGCTGCAAGAGAGTATGGTGGACCAATTGGGCAGAAAGCTGCACCGATAATAGAGGGTGTTGGGGGAGTAATATCGGCATGGCCAGTTGGAAATATCTTCAACAGGGCAGCTGCACGGGCAGCAGGTGTATCTGAAGCAGAGTACGTTAGACGCTTGTGGCGCGGAGATCAGGGCGAGGCATGGGGGAATGTGGCTGGAAGCTTAATAGAAGCTGGAGCAGGAGCGCAATGGGGATCGCCGCGTTCGATTGCTGCTGGTTTAGGTGCTGCTGTAAGGATAGTCGCTGGTAGCGGTCATGCTATAGGTGGGGCTCTCAGATCAATTATTGATCCACGGACGTATCTGAGAGCCGGGACTGCATATTGGGGAACCGTCCCACAGATGCAGACGGAAGGGCAATGGAACTTGCCACCAGCTAGACCGGAGGCAGCTCTCCAATAGGTATCCCACCAGTGGACCGCTCGAATATTTCTGCGAACTCTTCAATAGGCATCTTGAGTATGTAGTTGGTAGGTTCTCTAGCGGTTCGTGTTGATATAACTACCATGATCTTCTTGGGGCCTAATACATGCACTCTAGTGATGTATATGGGGTTTATAAGTTCTCCTGTTGCTAGTGCTATCAGCTTCATAGCTTGAGCCCCATTGATTTCCTATGGTCTGTAAAGGTTTGCTGCTCAAGAACAGCTCTCCCAGCCATTGTTATGCCCCATATCCGTAAACGGACTGGGGTGCGGTGGCCGTGGAACGCACTGAAGTCGCGGGCCAGGCCCATAGTCACCAACCGCTGAACTCGTGCGATCTCATCATCGTCCATCTCAGGAGCCGCCAGCGGTCGCGGTTGGAGCTTGGACAACATCTTGAAGTCCTGCTTGGTTATCACATGATTTACTCCGATTTACTGGACAAAGACGTTTCATTCGATGAATGATGGCCATCATCACTTCCCCACCCACCCAGTCATCTCGCTTTCCCCCGCAGATTTAATGGCGCTTCTCGCACCATCCTCATAACCTTCTCCATTTGCTCACGGTTCTTAGGATGCAGTCTATTAAGCTCGGCCTGTGACATCTTCTGCCATTGCCCCTGATCGCTCATGACAAGCGGTTGAGCACAGCTAAAACACACAGACGTGTCGCCTGGGTCCGGTGCCTCCTCAACTCCTGGCTCCGTATTGGAAGCAGCGTCGAGGTTATAGCCGCACCACGGACAGAGCTGTAATTCTAGCCTATGGGTCTTCATTTATTCTACTCCATGCTGATGCCTTGGTCTCGGATACCATGTCTCAGTTCCAGCAAACCGAGTGATAACATTTGCACCCTCCGCGATCCCAATAACTCGGGCTATCTTGTCTGCCGGTACGCGAGTGGATAGGAAATGAACTATTGAACTCGTCGGGATGGGTTTCTTCCCATTCCTAATCCATAGTTCCATCATATGGTAGTGTAATTCATCAATAACCGCCGCGTCTGATTTCCCCTGCATGGCGCGGAAGATGTCGGGCATATGTTTTTCAACATCTATTAACCACCCGATAGACCGCTCCACATCCTCCAGCTCAATTACAAAGTCCTGGGTACGCGAGAAGGCGCTTATCATACTCAACTTAACTGCGAACTCGGTGCGTGACGTATTGTAGACCTGCAACTTGGTATGGCCTGGTTCTGGCGGGCACCCAGCCATGTGCCACTCATTGATCTTATCTGCCGCCTCTGACTGCCATTTCATCTGACCATAAAGAAGGGATACTTGACCTAATCGGTCAAGTATCCTCTTCTTTGCCCTGGCAGCCCCATTATTATCCACAAATAGCGGCTTCAGTCGCTTTTCGGAACTGTATACCATGATAATGCGGCGGATGAGACCGGTGTTCCAGGTCGCGTCAGGGAAGTGTTCCGCCAGGTAAGAGGGTTGCATCCCACCCAATATATTTAACTGCGGCATCGCTATCTTGACGCTCTTGGCAGGGCCATGTCGTCTTGACTCTGAATGGTGGTCACGGTTGTTCCATAGTGCATTGAGGATTGCAACCATGTTAGGGTCATAAGCCGGGAGCAGGACTGCGAACTCTTCGGACGCGACCAGCAGTGAATGATGAATGAGGGGCGGACCGTCTTTGGTTATGGTCACATTCTTGGCTTCAGCCAACTCGTCTATTATGGATGCCCTAGTCACACTATCAGACGCGACATTGAAGGCGTGACCACCAGTCGGGTCCATAGTCTCGGCCCACATTGCTTTAACATCCTCGATTATGCCCTTACCTGTCCCTGGTGGGCCAACCAACATGGTGTACAGGTTTGGGTACGTTCTTTTTCCACCAACCGCCCTGGTCCATATCCTTCGCCCCATCGCACCACCAACCAGAGCAATCCCGCTCCATAATCGGTGGATGTCTGTTGTAACTGAAGAATCAGTGTAACTTAACCAATCTGATACCAGATCGGTCCAGTGACCATTGAGCACGGAAGCCTCACTACCATTGAGGGTTCCACTTATCCAACCCACGAGAATTGGTCTTGGACTTGTATCCCCAATTGTACCCTACCTTAGCGTCACTGGGGACTTCAAATGTTCGTCCACTCTTCGGGTCTACCATCTGGTGCCGTATCAAACTGCGCACTTCGTGCACAGTTTGATCAAACTTGTCATCGTCCACCACTTGGAACGTGATTGAGTCATATCCCTGTCCCAACAACTGTACTCGTGGTCGAAGCTCCTTCCATGTTTTCCAGAACCCCAGGTTGGTACGGTCCGATGTGGTAGACTGTGGAATGTAAGCGATGCCCTCTCGAAGAGTGACATCGCTTGAGGTGTCCCCGAAGAAGTGGCGTTCGCGACCAAAGGGTGTTATGAGCCGATAATTGGTCTGTATCTCGTTAGAGACCCACTCCCAGTAGCGGGGGATTGAAGGGAAAGCTGCGTTGTGCCCTCGACAGAACCGATCCTGGAAGTCTTCGGCGACCTGTTGAGTGATCTTGAGGTGACGAGCCATTGTCCATGCGGTTCCCATATAGTCAGACAAATGTGCACCACGCTTTGCCATATCACGATAACTGAATTGGCGGTAGAAACTTCTGTCGGCAGTTGCACGGTCCCCCACCTTATCTCCCGGCCATGGTAGTTCGGGCCACACAAGTTTTGCAACGTTTGTATGCAAATCACCAGACTCGCAGGCGTCTAGGAATGACCAGTCCTGGAAGATGCACCCGATGAGGAACCCGAGGTCTCGGGCTTCCGACTGCTCAAAATCAACGACACAAAGCCGGAACCCAGGGTCGGCAACAAAGATATAACGCAGTCCAGGTGAGATGTTCTGAGCATTCCCACCTGTTCCAAATGCGTTCTCAGAAGATGAAGGTCTTCCCGACTCAGTTCCAGCGATATTGTAAGACGATCGGAACCTTCCATCTGGGTCAACATCGTGACTGAGTACTTCATGCTGTTTGGAAAGGTCGCGGATAGCGAGGATGTGGGAGATGAAGGGGCGGGCGTAGAGGTAGGTTTCATATAGCTTCTCCAGTGCGGTACGGTCCATACTCAGCTTGCGGACCCCCTTCTTGCTTGTCCACTGCTCCGGGAGCCTCAGCACTTCATAAAATAGTCTCGGCAGTTGACTTGTAGACGATCTCGGTAGGGCTTCGTCAAAGGGCTTCTGGCTAGGTTGCAAAATCGCGTTACACAGTAACATCAGCTGGTTTCGGAGCTTCCGTATTCGTTGTTCCAGTCCCAGGATCGCTTCCTGTCTGGCGTTCATATCAATCCGGAACCCACGCTGCATTACCTCCAGGTATGGTGCTTGCAGCCCACGCTCAAAATCATAAATCATCGAGGCATGAGGTCGAGATGATAGCATCTCGATCTCTATTGGTAGGCACTCTGCGGTCACACAATTGTCGAGGCCGCAGTAAATCTGGTGGATTTCGCTAGGACTTAGCTTGGCTAGGTCCATCTTCGCGCTGTCTATTACTGGCATCTTCGACCTCTTGAATGAGTTTGACAGCTTTCTTCGTTACGGTCCAAATATCTTGGTCAGGCATATCTGGATACATCTTATGGCAGGACAAAAAACCAGCTTCCTCCAAATCTTTTACAACAGGTCTATAGCTCATTGGCAATCCAACGTACTCGCACGGCTTTGTGGATATGAATTTCAATAACTGATACAAGAATAGTGGAGACCCGGATGATACTGCCATCTCAAGACTCCATAAGGTCACGAATGTTTTTCCAGGTTGCAGCATTATCAACATGCTCTAAATAGAATATCTTTTTCTGCCGAAGTTTTGCCCATTTGATTTCTCGAGCAGTGGACTCCCCTATGTATCCATCTTTGTTTAGTACTAAAATCGCATCACTTTCCTCTATCTTGGCTAGATGGGCAAGGTCCAAAGTCCATTTCTGATCTTCCGTGTACCAGGATTTGTCACCTTCAACAGAAGGGAAGGTCATCATAGAGTATGATATATGCCCCATAAGTCCTAATCGTTTGTTCCACTCATGCCAGAGAGCTTCAAATCTAGCAGAACCACAGATAGTAATCTTCATGGTTATTCATCCCTCTTCTCGGTATCCGATTTGGCAGTGCGGAGACGTTTCCAAGCCACATCGTTTGTGAGAATGGAGCCCAGGAACCCCAAACCTTTCGGTAGCTCAGGGTAGAGTGAGTGCCATGCCAACATAGTATCATCCCCCATGTTGTTTGGTATCCCTAAGATTTTCATCAGGTATTGTATGTCATAGATACCATTCTGAAAAGATTTAGGAATGGGCGAAGCCAGCATCTCCCATACCAAACGCCAGACTTGGACTTCTTCCTCTACAGACCAATAAGAAGTGACCCGTTTGCCATTACGTTCGGGATAGATGACAACGTAACCCGCACCGCGCTTGACTCGGTGCGGCCCAAACGGGATCACTAGACTATCATCTGAGCTTCGAGCGAACCCACAGGTGTCAATCATTCCGCCACTAGTCTCAACATCAATCGTGAGAGACGCTGGCGGACTCGCCAGCGTCTCCCTGATCCATTGCTCGACCTCTTGCAGGGTTGGATTGATTATAATCTGGCGAGAGGGACGGCGTATCTCAGGGTATTCAGACTCACGGTACGCCTTGATGTAGTCCGCAATAATGATGGGGCGCCGACTCCACATCCCCTCATACAGCAGTGACGCCGGATGGAATGTGGGGAGACATTTGACTCCATACGTCTCAGACCATGTGGTGGTCCCGCGGAGGGCTGTGATGTTGGTCATACCAAGCATAGCCCAGCAAGCAGTGTTACCCATCAAACAACAAACGTTTGGTTTCAGTACCGATATGTCTCGGCCCAACCGTTCCAACTGATCCAGGTACTCTGGCCGCAAGTAGCGACCTTTATTAATAGGGGGGTACGGGTAATTGGCTCCACCAACTTCAGACTTTGTCCCTGATATTGCGCCCAGATCGTTGTTGGGGGGTCGCATGTTAAGGACGTTAGTGAAACCGATCCCTGCTGCGTGCATCCACTCGTCTCGTTGTCGAACCCACGCCAGCATCCCATAGTCCCAGGAGATTTCGCGTTGGGCTTTAGCATGAAGGTCTGGATAGACATCTGGGAAAGCCTCCCCTAGCATACCCCAATGCATCTTACCACTACCACCCACCAGCGGCATCTTCATCTTGTCCTCATCAGCTCCCCACGCCTCCCCGATCATCAGCATCTTTGGGTTTGGTGGCCCTGAGTATCCCGGAAGGAGGGACATTACAATGTCCCTCCTTCTCGCTTTGAGCCTCTAAAAAGGCGAGCTTCTTTCAGCTTGAGGCGAGCACTCTTACAGTACCCTTCATTGATCTCCAGTCCCAGCACGGTTTTGGCTCCCAACGCCTCAGCGGCTCGGAGAGACGAGCCGCTTCCACAGGTAGGATCAAGCATGGTTGTGTGCCCGTCCACTAACATACCCATAAAATACTTCAGCATGGCTTCTGGCTTGGTTGACGGGTGTATCTGGGTGTCCACTGGACACGCGAATACATCTGACAGCACCTTGAGGATGAACCGGTTACGAGTCCCCAACATGCAGGTATCATAGACGTGCTTGGGCCGTCGCCTATAGTCAGGCGTTATGCCTGACTCAGCATGAACCCAAATGAGTGGGTGGGGTATCCACATCACACCACCGATACGACTCAGATAGCGTTCTACCTCGGCCCGGTTCTTGTCGGAGTACCAGAACATGATGTGTCCTGACATCTCGAATAGTCGAGATATGTTATTGACGAAACAATCGAGTAGTAAGGTTGCGGTTTCGGCTGAGTCTTCATAAAAGGTATGCTCATTGCCCTGTCCAACCGGGCCGTCGGCAACACCGATCCCATACGGGAAGTCACAATGGATAAAGTTGAAGCGGGGACCGTCATAGGTTGGTGCCCAATCCAAGAAGGAACTATTGAGTATGGCATTGTCGGCATTGGATGTGTCCAGTTCCTCTGGTGCAGGTTTCCGTCTCAGGAAGACTGACATATCATGGCTGCGTTTGCGGGACTCAGTGCGCTCGATCATGGTGAGCGCCTCAGTCATAGTTTTGCATTCTGCAACCCGACTATCAGAGAGTTTCTCTGCAATTTTGAGATGGTTGGTGACAACGGCGGGGACCACTGACAGGCTCTCAGCCGTGTCGATCTGTTTCCAACTTGGATCCAGTTGCGTTCTGAGTTGGTGAATACGGTTGGTGGCCGCGGCGGACTCCTGCCACGTCAGGTCTTTCCGCTTGATATTCTCTTCCAACTCAACGATCTGAAGCTCGATGGGACTCAAATCTGTTGTGTACCGTACTGGGACGGAGTCCCATCCTAGATTTTTGCAAGCGGTGTACCGTCGCTCGCCAGCAACCAGTACGTTATCCGGGTTGATGATTATGGGGTTGAGCAGGCCCAGGGTTCGGATGGACTCTTGGAGTCCGTTCAGGTCATCTACCTTTTTGCGCTGGCGCTCATCTCGGTTTATGACTATTGCGTCAATGGGGAGTCGCAGCACGTCATCCATTATAACGGACATAACTTTCAGTTCCCTGTCAAAAAGAGAAGGGGTGCCAGATGGCACCCCTCAAAGATAATGTATTATTTGTAGTCTTCGTTTGGTCCCATAACGCGACCGACTTGGTTGCCGATCTCGTTGGTGTTCTGGTTGAGGTACTGCTGGACCTCAATGTTTACGTCTGCCCCAATGACCTGCGGGCAGACCTCACCGTACTCCTTCCCCTCCGGCTCAATGTCACAGGACCGGAGGAACTCGTCGAGACGCCACAGGGCGTCGTCCGTCAGGTAGAAATCCCTGCGCAACCGCACACGTTGCAGGTTGATGGGAACCATGTTCCCCTCGCGGTCTTTGAAGTACCGCTTTTCTTCCGGGATCGAGTCCGGCCAAGCGGACAGACTCAGTTGATACCGGACATACGGGGTCTTGTTGGTGTTGTTGTCCCCGTACTCGTAGGACTGTACCTTCCCAGGGTACGTCTCGACTGGCAGTGGCGGGGGACGAACCGCCTTCCCTGCGGGCCGCGACAACCAAGCAGTGAAATCAGGCATGACTTTCTCTCTTTCGTGAGTGAGTAAGTAAGTTAGCTACGCTGAGTGAGTTGAGTAACGTTCGTTTCGGGTGGCGCCTCCTTTGCAGTTGTTTCGTCTCGAAGAGCCTGAGGTAGTCCTGCACGGTAATCTCGGAAGTACTCTGCAAGCCCAGTTTCAAGGTTGTATTCAGGTTTGATCGTGAACGGGGCTGGATTAATCAATTCCACGTTATCGTCGTTATTGGTGAGGATTTGACGTTTGATAGAGGGATGGTTTCCCACAGATGTAGCTCGGATTGAGTGTGCAAAGAACTGACTGATCTGTGGAGAGATATTAGCACGTCCAAAGACCTGAGGGAATCCGCGAGCTTGGCGATTAGCACTAACCTGTGGACCTGGGGGTTCCATGAATACGATGTGGCAGATGATAATGACATTACACTTGATCTCGTCAGACTTCAACAGTTGAAGCTGGCTCCGGATATAATTGTAGGCGTGAGAGTAATCATTGTTGCCAATACTGCCGACTTGGGGACCCTGGGTTAGATGTCCTGTCAACGATAGCTGATAATACATTGCAGCTTCACAATATCTTGAGAACGAGTCGATGACCAGCACATCATCTGGTCCCCACTTGCTCAGGTTGCCAGGATGGTCATCCCCATCCTTCCAGTCATTGAGCATCTTACTGATTTTGTACCAGCTGTCACCTTTGGGGACAGCTGTGGCTCCCTGGATGTTATAGCCCTCAGTCATAGTGACATAGGAGATGTTGTTGGCAGTTTGGGCAGCCTGTTCTGCGGTCCACAAGCCGGGACGCTGGCGCAAGTACATGCTCTTAGGGTTAGTGACAAAGTCCCGGATAATCCCTGCCTTCCCATCTAGGTCAATGATCCTGACCTTGTACCCGGCTGCGGCCAGGCTCACCAGTGATCCGGTTTTACCGGCCCCGCTGTGGCCCAGGTAGAGCATTTTGATAGCTGGTGTCGCGTTGTATTGGGTGAATTTCGGCATTGTTCTCTCACTTTAGCTTGCTCACCTATTGCAGTCCCAATAACCACAGCGTCCCCAAGCACATTTGCACTCTGGGCACCGCCAGCGGATCATGTAGAGAAGTTTGTTGAACCAGTGTTTCATTCTTTCAACCCTTTGCTGTCATATCAGTAGTCTAGCCTCTCGAAGGTTGGGTCCCACACCCTACGCTTGTACTGGGTTTTTAGTAGTAAGTTGGCTGCGTTGGTGGAGGGTGCTGCGCACACCTGGCGGAAGGGGCAGCCGCCATACATACCGCAAGCACTATCGTTCATCGGCCAATTGTCATGGAAGGCGCAATCTTCCAGCTGTTCCAACCAGAACCCCAGGTTGCGATGCCACTCGTCCAACATGGAGTCAGTACGTTGGACGATACCACGGGCGAAGACAGAGAACGATTGGACAACCTGGCAAGCATCAACCAGTATGCCTTCTGTGTCAACGCCGAATGCATTGCGGGCTGCGATAGTGTAGATAGTAAATTGGTTGTCAGGTGTGAACTTGGCAAACCAATACTCACCAATGGTGTGTTGGGTAGTTTTAACGTCTGTAACGTACCGCGCCCCATTAAGTTCACCTATGCGGTCAAGGCGACCGCATAGGATGAACTCCTCACCGGTGGTTGCGGACTTGTAACCGGTCCCAATGCGGAACGGGAGTTCGACCGCCAGACGGTCCGAATTACCGACACGGACTGTTTGGATCGGGTCATCTTGGTACTTATCCAAGTACCATACTATGGTTCGGATTAGGGTGTACCGATTCTTGGCCTTGTTGTCAGAGTCCCAGGGTCTGTTCCGTTCCTTGTCCCAGGTCTCGATCATGATCTGTTTTATGACTTCCAGCTGGGCTTCACGGTGCGCCAGCTGGTTGTTGAGACGGAGGGTCCAATACAACTCAACGGCACGGTGAAGCATGGTCCCGAATGTCAGGTGGACAGATTCCATTGCGGGTTGGAACCCATAGACTATGCTATAGTAGTAACGCCTCGGGCAGACCTTGAACTCATTGAGGCTACTGGAGTCCAGAAAGGTTTGCAGCATCTTGTTGGCCTTCGAGAACGAACCGTTCTCAAAGGTCTCAAAGGGGAAACTCATGACGGTTTCCTAACCAAACCCAGCTGGGCTGCACTAGTTAGTCTTTTAGGTGGTCCGATGGGTGCCGAAGGCGATGCGGATGGCTGTCGGACTCGGACTTGTCTGACGGTTTCGGTGGCTGCCAACCGATCTCGCAACTCTTGCATGTGAGTTACGATGTCCATCAGGGACTCCCCCAGAGTTTCCGGGTCGCGGGAGAATAGCTCCTGGAGCGACAGCCGATCCACCTGACGAAGTGCGTTGGACTGAGGGATGGGATAGTCATCAGACATCTTCCAACTCCTCTTCATCATCCTCCAGGTCGAAGTCTTGGGCAGTGTGTTCGGCAATCCGCTGGCGGAGTTCCATCACACCTTGGTGGATGTATTCGCGGCAGACATGACCACATCCGACTCTTCGATGCCTCGGGGCACCAGCCCCGAAATAGCGTTCCAAGAACTCCCAATCTTCGTCATATATTAAGACGTGACGTGGAGTTGTTGGTCGATCAGTCTTCTTTACCATGCTCGTTCCCTTCGGTCACTCGCTCCTCCTCTGTCGGCCGCTTGAACTGGTGATAGATGGCGACACCAGAGGATTTGATACTGATAATTAGGTCTTGTAGAAGTGGTTCCTTCTGCTTCGCCCTGTTCAGATACTCTATTAGGAGTTCTGGTTCGTCAGACATGACTAGGAGCCCGACCTCGGGGTATTCAGTGGCCAATGCCTCCATCATCAGTGTTTGGAGGGCTGCTAGCTGTTGGGCGCCTTCAGCCCAGCTGATCTTTTCACCCATCTTCGCTCCGATTTACTAGAAGTCGCTCAGCTTTTTTGCCTAATGAAGGAACAAATCGTGAACGATCACCCAATCCGATCCCATCCACTGTATATGGAGTTGAGGTTGGCAATAAGCTGCTCTCGCGCTTTCTCTAAATTGGCAGGATCACTCATAGCTGCTGCTATGTTAGCTTCTTTTAAATCCTTATAATTTAGAGACTTCAACACTATTTGCATGAGTGTGTGGTTGAAGGCTGGGAGTTTGGGCGCTTCGCGCATGGACAGAGTATATTCACTGTCTAGCTTGTCGATTGCTTTGGTGATCAGTTCCAGCTCCGGAATTGTGAGGACTCCGTCCTCACAAGCGTCTTCGGCCTCAATTATCCAACGGATAGCGATCTTCCGGATCAGGTCTGCACGGTAGAAGTTGAGGGCTGTTGCTTCAAGCTCAGTCATGACATGACCAGCCTGCCAAGGGTCCCGGAGTACGAACTGGTACTGGGACAGATTGATTTTAGGCATTCTTAGCTCCTGTGGTGGATTTTAACATATGTCATGGGCGCGTGTCAATGGCCATCGTTCATTCAATGAAATTAATTGAAGAGTCACACACTTGTGTGTGACTCTTCAATCCTCTTCGTCCTCTCCAACTAACCAACTCCCCGGTGGCCTCCCATTAATATCAATCTTGAGCCCACCCCTCCGCAGCTGTTCTTCAACTTCATCCGCGACACGCGACGGTAGTGCAGTCCGCATACCGCGGCGGCCCAACTGTGAGGTACTTATACAGTACCTCACAGCCTCTTCAATTATCCTTCGCAACATATCATTCATCGGGGCTCCTTTATAATCTTCTCATTAATTTCTAGGAACACATGACGTTCTGCTTCCACTGGGATGAATTGGTTGGTGCCGATCATTGCCCAACCACCACCTTTCAAGGCTCCAGCGTTGGCGTCCCACGACGCTGGTTCCCAGTGGACCTCCTGTCGCGGTCTGCCGCGAGAGGGCCAATCGAATTTGACCCAATAATAGCCTGTGACACGTTTACTCATTTTCAGCTCCCTTCGGTTGCCTCGACCGTACCAATGGGCTCGAAGAGAGTAGCGTCGGGGCCACAAGCCCCGACGGCACGCATGGATTGCGCTGACTGGACAGTGTTACTAGCCGTGCCTAAGAAATAGTTTGGGATTTCCACCCTCGATTGAGGGTGGAAACACATTGGACTTGGCCGCAACTCACAATACTTACAGTCCTTGCACGCGATCATGCTTCGCACTCCTACTGGAATTGCTCCAAATCTGCGTTGACCAGGGTATGCTTGGTCCTGGTCTCGGTGACGTAGTGCAGGTTGTTCTCCTGTTCAAGCGGTTTCGGGTCGCCCAAAGCCATCGCTGTCATAGACTGCTTGGACGGTATCCGCCACGGGTCCAAGTGAACTACCAGCGGCCATTCCAGACCTTTGGAGCGGTGGCTCGAAGAGAGCAGGATGGGGTTCCCTTCCCTTGAGAACAGCTTCTCCAGCACCGCTCTCAGATCACCCACCGTACGCGGCGAAGCCCCCTCCATAGTCGATCTCAGACATTCGGTCTGGTCGATGACTTTGTCGGCCCGTTCGGGCTTCTGGTTGATGTTAGCTAGATCACACTCACGCCCACACCATTCTGTTAAGATGGCTGCAAATTTGGTTATCTCCAACTCATCAGACGGAGCTAACTTTTTGGTCAGTTGAACCAAACCACGGCCAATGTCCCGTCCTTGCATCTGGCAACCGATCCCGGCCCTTATAAGACGGAACGCCATAGTTAACAGAGGGGCATTATTCCTACATAATATCGCGGTAGAGGGGCCGCTGCGCGCCGCTGGCATCAGGTCTAAAGGAATTGCTTGCAGCAGTTCCTTCAGGTCGGACCAACCCCAGACCTGCTGATTCTCAACAATGCGGGTCGGTCCAGTAACAAGACCCTCATGGTTGTTTTCATGCGCCCGGTAGCCCGGTGCGTGCTCCTGCTGGCGAGCCACAACAGACTTCGGGCAGCGGAACGTCATCGTGAGTTTCAGGTCTTCCCACCCGTCTTTGATACGTCTGATCTTTTCCATTGAGTTGGTGTCGGCACCGCGGAATGCGTAGATAGCTTGTTTGGTATCCCCTACCGCGTTGATAAGGCCATCGTCTCGGGAACATAGCTCCAGTTCCCGGTGGTTAAGTGGGTTGAGGTCTTGCGCTTCATCTATAAAGACACGGGGGTATTTGACCCATCTCCCACCGAGTATGACAGGGCAATAAATCTGGTCGTCAAAGGAGATGTGACCCTGCTTGGCCAGTGCGATATCAGCTTCGAGGGTCTGGCGGGCCAGGTCATAGATCATGGGGATTTCGTCAGCGGACGGTACGTCTATGAGATCGGCCCAATTCTCGTAAACATCTGGAGTCAAGGGACTCCCGATGTTTCCAGGACTAATACCAGCTTGCATAGCTTTGGTGACCGCCTCACGAACCGCGTCCCACTGCCAGGACTGGAGATGGATACGGTTCTCTTGAGCTATAGACGTGACGAGTTTGCCCAGCTTCTGCTTGTCCAGTTTAACCGATTGCCCGTTAAGGGTCTTCAACCAAGCCAGATGACCAGCCCCGTTCAACGACTTCACAGCGAAATTCGCTGGAAGTCGCCCAGCGAGTTCGTCGGTGATCTTACGGTTAAAGGCGAGTGCCAGTGCAGGCTCCTTGACCCGCTGCGCGCTGGCTTCGATGGTACTGGTCTTGCCGGTCCCGGCGTAGGCACCTACCATGATGGATTTGGTGCCGCGGGCAGTAGCGTCACAGATTTCGATCTGTTCGTCTGTTAGCTTGTAATCAGGCATGTTATGATACTCCCAAAAGCTTCTTGATTTGCTTAGACTTGTCCTCTAAACGCTCCGCAGCAGCCACCAAACGGTCCTTTGAGGCATGGTTTGTGTCCTCTATTGAGATCCACATTGCCTCGCGGGTGAATGATACTGCGTAACCCATGAGGATTTGGCACTGTCGAAAGACACTACCTACCGTCTTGTCATCAAGGCGCATGGAGGTTGGTAGCTCATCATCCCAGGGTAAGGATTCGTTGGACTTTGATGATGTTTTGGGGAATATTTCGGCTATCTCAGGACGAACCTTCCCGTCCCTGCCTACTTGATGTGTTAATTGTACCTCAATCTCCATATTAACTAGTTCCAAGATCGCCTCATTACCCTCCTCAACGTCTAGACGGCTCTTGAACGCGTACGGTGGTTGTCCAACCCCTGAGTACAGCTTCTGGACGAATGATGACATAGTTTTGATGGCACGTCCTGATAGGAAAACGGTGTGCCAGAAGGTAGCCGTCCCATCAGGCTTGTCAAACTTTATACCTATATTTGGACGGCCATGTGATGGGTTGGCTATAGTATCAACGATGACAACCATTTGCCTACCGTTGCTAAAGCCAGTTTCCGAGTCCATATCGAGTCTCCGATTGGTTAGACGTAGATGACGATAGTGGATGCAGGGAATTTGTCTGGGTCTATCCTGGCTTGGTTCAGGAAGTAGGCGATGGCTTTGGCCTGATCCAAGTTCTGGCAGATGACACGGTATGCAGGATCGTCACGGTGCTGGACTACATGCCAATCCTTGACCTTGACCCAATTGGCAAACCACTTATCCATGGGACTGACTCCCTTATTGAGTAGGGGTTACAATCTGAACTAGAACCTGGCCCATCGGCGAGAACGTCAGAGTTGCTCTCCAATCGGGCTGCCCGATGATCTGGCCGATCTCTTTGTTGCCGAGAGATGGCTCGCCATCAATCTTGGCAGTCTTTGCACCGGACCGGGGGACATACCCCAGATGCAGGATGGGGTCTTCGACCAGCTCTCCGAACTCATCCTTCTGCAAGTCCTCCCAGGTACACCCGTACCGCATGAGTTCGTCCCGGATGCGTTCCACATCGGACTCGGGGACCATGATCGAGTTCAGTTTGACACCGATCTTGATGGCATCCGAGTCATAGGGGTTATCGGGCTCGGGGTCCAATATAAGTTCATGGCCCGCACTGAGTAGGCTCAGGATAGTCTTGGCTGGTGGTCTATAGAACGCGCCAACTATTGGGGACAGAAAGATATTCATGCTTTGCACTCCTTATCAACTACAAACCCGTAGGTACGCCAGAATACACGCCTGGGATGGAACTGTCGTTCGTCCTCCTCATTCTTTGCTGCACAATAAGAATCGGCAGCGGCTTCGGTTGAGAAGATTGCGGATGGGTAGTCATTACTCATCACGACATAGTACGTGGACACCCGCATCGGACGGCGGTTTGCAACCGACTCCATTGCCTCGTGCGCAGTACCCAGTATGATGCCGAGGGCAAAAGCGAATCGGGAGTCTATGTCGGTATCGGCTGGGAAAGGGTAAGAATCCATGATCTTTGCCTTAGCTTTCAGTAGGAAACCAAGGCAATCGGCGTTAGTCTTTATCATGTTCAAGCCTCTCCAGTTTGAGGAACTCGTATCCAAGCTGTCGCATCTCCCTTTCAAAGTTCTGTAGAGCTTCAAAAGAGGTCGAGACTGCTTGGGCCGGGACCGATTCTTCAGGGTGCTTCACCACCAGCCGGTACGAGTAAACCGGGGCCGGAGGCGCTGGGGGCAACGGGTCACGGTTCCAGACTTCGGAGCCGTACAAGGGACGGCTCCGCACTTCTCCACCACTGTACTTGATAGTCATTTCTAGTCTCCTTTCAGTCGCCTCGAACCAGTTGCTGTACAATCTTCTTCAATAGGTTTTGCCGATTGCTGTCTGGCAATGCTGCACCGCGTAATAACAGCAGTAGGTCCACTAATTCCTCAACCGAGAAAGGACTGATAATCATAGGAGGAGTCTGGACTTGAGCTGCTGCGTGCTGGAGTACAGAGTTGTTTGTCATGACTCCCTGCAAGCTGCGGAGTGCCTTAAGTGGGGCTTCGCCCTTATCCTTGAATTTATAACTGGTATTACTCCCGGTCCACCCCGCGTCGTCCCAAATCTGCTGGTCCTCTTTACCAGTGTAATTGTGGATAAGGACCAATGCCTCTTCTATGGTCTTCCAAGGCACCATTACCTGATGGTTCATTCTGTTAGCTGCTCTCATTACTGCCCCTCCAAGGCTAGTTCTGTTTGAACGACGACATTGTATCATGTCTTTGGCACAATGTCAACATGCGTAATCACGGGTGCGTTACTCGCACCCGTGATCCTTCCCACTTGCGGATTAGGGGATCGCTAGTTGCGATCCCCTAATACTTATGTTCTCCTCGTCCTCGTCGTCTTCCGGGTCGGTCATATGGCATCACACTCCTTTCTGGTTTGGGGCTTCGAGGAATGTTCTACTCGTTCAACTCCACGTCCCACCAGCCGAGAAACTCTTCCAGATCAGAGTTATCCTGGCTCTTAGCCAGGGCTTCCAGGGCTTGTCTTTTCTCTGCCCATGTCGCCCCATGCACCTGGATAAGGTTTTGGAGGCACTCCAAAACCTTATCACATGCAGTACCCAAATCATTCATGCTTCGTACTCCTTCACGGTTGTGCAATACGAAACATACCAAGCAGGGCTACAGCCAGGAACCCTGCTAGCAGTACAAACTTGACTATCGCTCTAACAGCACGGAATCGTGGAGTGCGTTTGCACTCCACGATTGCACTCCTTGGGGCACGGTTATAGATTTCCCGCTCTTGCCAGACTTCATCATTGACCCACCTGGCCATCTCCCCCTCCGATCTTTTCTGATGATGTTATAGAAGCCAATTGAGAGGCTAGCTGCTCACACTCTCCGATAACGTACTCAAGGGTGCGGTATTCGTCGTATGTGGGAACAGGGGAGTCGAGTGATTTCAATCTCGCCTCTATGGCTGGTACACGGTCCCCCGCATGAGCACAGTCAAACCCAAAAAGCCAGATGTCATCGTCAGGCGGATCAAAGCAGATGCAGTTCTGTTGTAAGATCCGCTGGAACTCTTCAAAAGAGTGTTCAGCTGGCCCCCATTTCTTGAGCCATTGAGCTGCATCCCCTAAGGGAAATTGCAGAGCAATTTCCCTTGCCTTTGGGAAATCAGCTATGAGTTCTCGCCAGCTGGCCTCGGTTATTGGGTGTGGGCTACCAGAATAGGTCAACCCGCCGTGAACTCTGATGCTGTTGATAGCCTGACCTATTGGCCCCAGCTCAGGCTCCTTGGTCATTCCGAGCTGAACATCTGGGAAACCGTTTTTGGTTTTGGGATACCCACGTGCGGCCCATTCCTTCATATTATCTCGGTTCTGTGCCGATATGATGTCGGCGATCATCTGAGAGTAACCGAGATATGAGTAACCATATGTAGGGTGCCCCTGCGGGCACCCTACATATCCACAAAAAGCTCCGTGATAGATACGGAGTATCAGGCACGGGTATCCCGTGCCTGATACAAATTGGATTTTGTCAGGTTCGTTCAGCCATGGACCTGGAAACCAATCCCGCTTGTTAAGGCTGAGATCGTCCCACTCCTTATATTCGATCATGTTTCAGCATCCTAGTTAGTTGATATACGAATCAGACCGCATTCCCCACAGCGTGCTTTTAAAGCAAAGCCAGCTGTCATCATACGGTACACAACCGTTAGCAAGTGCTTTCTCAATGAACCTTTTACCGGCAGTGTAGTGTCCAAATTCGTTCCCACATGCCGCGCCTACGATGAACGCGGCAGTTAAGCACAAGTAGAGATAAAATTTTGGCAATGCTTTATCTACTCTATGCTCAATCATGTTTCAGCATCCTAGTTGGTTGCAAAATTGATCGGACGCAGAGCGTCCGATCTATTTGCAATCAGGCGGATTGGCCGGTCACGAGTTCGAGTTTGGTTTTAGCCATCTCGATAGCCTTTTTCGTCTTCTCGTCATACTCGTCTTGCAGACGCTTGGTGTAGCGGACAGCATCATCTGCATCAACCCGGCCGGAGTTATAACGGTGGCGGTTCACGTCCATCTCCAGCCCGTCCAACCGCTTCGCCAGCTCACTGCGTTCCTTGGTAATCTCAGCGAACCGCTTGACTGCCTCCCTAACCCAAGGCACATTGGGGTACATTTTGGCGGACCGTCCCACGAGAGCCGGTGCGTCTTCCAGTCCAACCAGATAGCCGTTGCGGCGGTTGATCTTATCGACTACGTGGAAACGATTTTCTTCGTCGATGACTTCCAGGTGGAGATGGATCTTGGCAGCCTCGAACTTCTCCTTCTCGTGGAGAGCGGTTTGGATGGCTGCCCTGGCGTCAACCAGAGACAGGAACATCCGCTTCCGCATCTCAATGTGATTGAACTCAGGACCGGTCACGGTGAATGACCAGTCCGCATTCAGTTCGATGGTATGGCCACTAAACTCTTTCGGCTCAACGATATTAACTACTTCAGCCATCATACTACTCCTTTTCCACTGCTTCTTGGTTGGTGAGCGATCTTTCGCTCACCAAATAACCACCGATGGGTGGGTTTTGGGTTACAAAGCTCAGTTCCTCATATCCATCCTTTCTGTCCGTTTTCATGATCCTGCCTTGACGTAATATGCCGTTGTGCAGGTGGAGGATTGGAGCGTTGTGACGGTTCCCAGCTGGTAGTATACGGATGTCATTGCATCCGTCTGCTACCAACTCGCCAACGATTTGGTTTATTTTGCTGTTCTGGTCATCCAGGCTACCAGATTTGATGGCATCAAAGATGTTGACGGTGGCTGAGTACCGACTAACGATGGGGCCAGGGTCATACCCAAGCTGGGCCTTATCATACTCAAAGGGTGCGTAAATGGTGACCAGAACTCCAGATCGGTCCGGCCGAAACTCGTCAGAGCCCATCCCCGCCAACCACCCACAATAGTAATGTGAACATGCCCGCGGGCGATGCGAGTAGATGGTGCATCGGACAGTCGGCCCCGATGCACCATCTAGGTGGCGGCAGGACTGACCGGGCCACTTCTTCAGTTCCTCAATCCCGAGATGCACACAGCACGCATAGCATTCCCCGCAACTGCGGCCGGTGATCTCCAGGATTTTGTTGATGGCCGCAACGTTCTCATCTGTATTCGGAACTACATCATCCATAATTATATACTCCACTATTACATAACGAATGACAGGTGCCGCTGCGCGAACAACGCATCGGGGCGTGTTCGCGCAGCGGGGCGGCCGCGGACTCCTGGATGCCTTGGAGTATCGGAGTCCCGCCGCCGGTCGTGGTTCTTTCAAGGTAGCACGCTAGCGTGCTACCTTGGGGACACTCGACGACTTGTCCCAGGCGAATGGTCACACGCTAAGACCGGGTCGCCCACCCTAATTTGAGTTGCGCTTTCAGTGCAACTCAAATCCGCCGCATGTACGCAAGAAGTCTGCGAACTCCTGTATGGTTGAAACGTTGAATGTATACATAGTCTCGAATGGACGGACCTTCCCAGCACCGTCACACTTGTTGCATTTCATGTTTTTGTGACCTGTGTTCCAGTCATTGCGAGTGCCACTAGCCCTACAGAGATCACACGGTTCATCTGGAAGCGCACTGATACGCGCTTCTCGATCTTTAGCATACTGCTTAGTACGGTCCATGTTGAGTTCGGTTTGAAGCACAGAGGCCAACTCTTTGGCCTCTGTGCTTGTCATACTGCCATTATTGAAACCCCAATAGCCCTGATGGTCGGAGTTCTCACAGACCTGCGGGGCGACCTCGAAGCAGTAGATTGCGATGGGCCGCCAACTCCACCAGGATCTGCTGAAGATGGTTCCGTTCTGTCCGATTACATCCACTCCCATTCGAGTCTCCCTTCGGTCGCCTCGACCCACCATTAGGTCACAGCGTGATGCAGTACACACGGTACTGCATACCGCTTAAACCTAAATAGATGTTATTTCGTCTCGACCCACTCTCCATCAACGTTTATTAACTTGTCGCGGATAGAGTCTTCTATGAAGTTCTCCCATGCACGGATGTCTGAGGCAGAGGCACCGTTATCTAAGAGTTCCTTGGTCATCTGGTCGATTGCAAACTGCTTCTCGGTTTGCGATCCCCAAATACCTTGGTATATAGCGGTCTCTGAGAAATCCCAGGCTTTGGTGCCGGGTCCGATTGGGTCACTCATACGTACGAAGATGTTGAAAGGATCATTAGAATCATCAGGGATGTAACTCATTGGGATGTACTCCTTACTGATTTATCTTAATGCAGTGATAGTCTAAATGTACTTCGTTTTTGACTTGCTTACCTACGTTTTCGCATTGCTCTCGCGTGTCCCAGTGAATGGGCCACACACTCGGGCTCGTGCCTGATGCTCCCATTCCGACTGTATAACCTAAGATAATCAAGAACCATGAGTTCACTGGGGTGCCCTCCTCTCAAGCTGGAACTTCACGATCTTGGTAACGTCGCTTTTGGTGATCGGCATTTCGTAGACCAGACGAAGGAGTTGGCACACTGGATCAGCTGTGTCTGGGTGTACGTTGGCTGCAAAAAAGTTCATGATAATGATCCAGTCTTTGACGGTCACGGGTTCGCGCCCTTCAAGCATCCGCTCGCGAGCAGCTTTCAGCATCTCATTGGGGGAAACAAGCTTAGACTTACTCATTGTGCATCCTCCATTTCAGAGATTTCCGAAACGGAAATCTCTGAAATCGGCTGGTAAGCGTTGAGGTAATCGAGTGCCTTCTGCGCCCGGTTAGCAGCAGTGAAGATGGCTTTTTTGTCTTGTTTCAGTACCTTAAGCCATGAATTAAGGTACTGTGCATGGTCGATCCGCGGTTCGTTGTCGATACCGAGTTGGGCGCAGAGGAAGGCCGCGCCCAATTCGGCGACCAACTCTTCAAACGCATACGCACTATCACCGAAGCGAGTGGTTTGCAGCTCACGATTGAGGCGCGTCTGGTGTCCGGTCCAATGGATGTGTTCGTGTCCTAGAGTGGCATAGTATGAGTAGGCGTCTTTGAAGGTGGAGAACTCAGGGATGGCGATGAAATCGTGTGTGGGGGAGTAGTAGGCGCGTTGGCCACCGCTTCGGACCTGAGCATCCGTGACATTGTTGAAATACTCTTCCGCCACTGTGACACGGTCTCCCACACCAATAGCCTCCGGCTTCGGAGGCTCTTGATAGCCGTCCACCTGCTGGGAGTTGAACACGAAGAAAGCCCGGATCATCAGGCGCTCCTCGTCCTTGTTCTCCATTATGTTGTAATGGTTCATTTTCTTGTAGAATACCACCAGCTCGGCCTTCTCGCCGCGGCGGACCTGGCACCCGTGACGAGACCATTGTTTGTATGTGGCCCATACCGGGCTCAGATAGTTTTTGTCCATGGCCGCGGCCCACAGGGTGATGATGTTGACTCCGCGGTAGGGGCGACCGTCAGCGGATCGAGGCAGTCCATCACCGATGCTGGGCCTGTACCAGGGGCACGCCCAAGTACCAAGCTCGTCTTTGTTCATCTCCAATTGAGTGATGATTTTGTTGGTAACAGATTGGTATAGATCAGGCATCCGATTTACTCCAGAGTGTTGCAACCAGGGAAGGCGGTTGCCAGATGAGGCATACAATTGTATGCCTCATCAAGCAAACGTCTTACTTGCGTTTTAGCCCCAATTGGGCGGCGCTAGTTAACGGTCCTTTATTGACAGGTGCCGCTGCGCGAACTGGCGGTTCATTGGCGGTGCGCAGCAGCCCCTGCCCGGATGTGTAAGGGCGTGCATGTTTGGTATAGTATTCACCAGCAGGCCGCGCGTTCTTGATTGGTAGTTTGTAATACGGTGCGTCTGCTGGCCGTGCCCTGTTGATGGCGGTCTCGAATGCCATCAACAGTCCGCCCATACCGATACCGCCGTGGATGAGTGGGGATGGGTCCGCAGTGAATATGAACTGTCCGTTGCGGTCAAGGATTGCGAGGTCACCGGACTCGAGGGGGACCACAATACAGGAACAGGTGGAAAGAGCGGCTAGAGCTTCTTCTTTCGGGGTCATGGGGCTTCGCCCTCCTAGTGGAGATGTGGATACTGATAGTAGTTGCGGTAGAAGCGAGGGCGAAGGCCCCACCAATAGATAAGATGGTAGCCGACTCGGAGACCACGGTAATCGGTACGGAGACCGACACGGTAGCGTGATATGCCAATGTGTTTCATGATCCGTTACCTCAATTCGTATGCGGTTCGCTCGTTGATGAAATCTTCTGATGCGTTAATGAAGGTTGGCTCGATCCAAACCTGACGCACCTGAGCACGTCCAGTTCCGACGCGGGCATTACGGATGTGCCCGCGACGAAGATGCGGACGGGGAGAGGCGTGATGTCCACCACCTGGCTCAAGAGATGAGGCAGGTGGGGTTCTGAGGATAACAGTTCGATAGATGCCACGTTTCGCGGCCTTTCCGATACCGAGACGTGCGGCCTTATGGAGTTTCTCTTCTCGGATGACGTTGCGGGTGGCGAGGGCTACGATCAGGAACTGATATGCGTTGGCCGCACATATTGATCCCATATCAGAATTATTTTTGTTAAGGGTATGTGTTACATCTTTCCATCCGTCGCGGTTCTCGGTCTCTATAAAGTAACCCTCGAACTTGTAATTGGTGAACTTTATTTTGGTTAACCAGCGGGATAATCTGTAGTTGGCCTCATCTTGCAGACGAGATCCCCATCCCTCAAGCACAACATTGAGAAATATGTTTGTGGGGCCAACGATGTCAAAGTCTGGGTATGGTGGCCTAGCAATACCGAGCGTTACCATGTCATCCCAAGTTGCTTTGACCTCTTCAACAGAGAAGGCCTTGATAAAGGCCTCAGAGATGATGAACTCGGTGCGATCGAACCTGCTCATGGGGCCACCTTTTTGATCCCGAGTTGGGAGGCGGATTGGATACGGCCCTTAATGAGATTGCCCCTGGTGTCAAACTTGCGAGATTTCGGAGGCCCCGCGTCTGCACGGGCTTCCGAAATGCAGAAGGGGCAATTGGATTGGAGTTTGGTTTTGGCTGAGCGTCCACTGTGGTTTTCCCAGTGACGAATTTGGGCCTCGGTTGGGTGCCCATCTTCACCCAAACACATGACCTCATCATGAAGGATGAGTTCCCGCCGGAACTCAAGGATGCGGCGTAGGGACTCAAGGTCATTGATTTGGACAACATGACGGAGAGGTGAACCCTTCTCATGGAGTTCAGCCTGAATGTGACCTGTGGATGGGTTGAGGGTCACAAAGATATAGAGCTGTGGTGGGTGCTTCGACTTCGGACTGAGATGGTCCGAAGTCGTAACGCGCAGCGGCTCCTGATTGGGTTTGGTCTTTTTGTGCCGAGCGACTGATAAGGAGCGAGAGGAGCGAGAGGGCATTGGGTTACTCCAAGGGCTTGGTAAATGGATGGGTGGGGCTAAGCCCCACCCCCCATTTGGGTGAGATATTGCTTGAACTGCGCGTGAGTATATCTCGCGCAGTTGAGAAGGTCGAGAGCGGTACGCAGGGAACAGAGGCGGTTGGCCCGGATTGTTTTGACTGCCGCGACCGAACCGTGCTCAACGTATGCACGGATCTCGTCGCGGGTGAGTGGGCAATCAGCACCAACCCGCTTACCGCGACGGATGTTGTTCTTGACCATTACTAGACGATCTTGGAAGGTTTCGCCTACCTGGGTCATGGTACAACGGTCCACATGAATGACTGCCACCGACCCACGGTTGGTGCGCCGGGGAGATCGGACCGAAGGCGGACAGTGTATCCGCCCGCAGGGGCATCGCCCGTGTGGTGTTGGCGGAGGGACTCGGAGATAGCTGAGGCCGACTCGGTGTCAATGGGATGACAGGCGTCATAACGAAGCATGTCGGTGGGGAAGGGAAAGCGTGATTTGACGGTGAAGGTTTTGGATTTGGTACGAGGCATTGGATACTCCAAGGCGGGTTACTAACGGCAGGGCGGGAGTGCCCCACGCGCGTATTTTACGCTTGGCCAGGGCGCATGTCCATGCGACAAATTGTCGCACCTGTTTAGTTGGTTAACACTCCTCCTCCTCGTCATCGTCGAGTTCCCCGATTACACCGCGCCGCGGTGTTTTGTGAGTTTCTAAGGCTTGCTTCAATGACGCTTCCTCTTCTGCAAGGTAGTCAGCGTAGGTGTCGTCTTGAATAGTACCTTCTGTGATGGCTTCTTTGTACGCTTCATTGAACTCATTTTGTATTTCTTCACGGCTCATGCGAGGCTCTGGTGTTGCGACGCCGCGGGTTGTTATTGAAATCTCAACGGTTGGGTTCATAAGCTCGGCTGTTGTACTAAGAGGTAGACGCACATGCTGACGTGGCACAGCACCACGAGACTCACGCAGTTTAGCCATGCGCTCCTTTGCGCTTCGGTTGGCAGACTCATTAGATTTGAACCGGTAAAATTCTGTCTCAATTGCTGCGCTATATATGGAGTCTATATCAGCAATTTGATGACCGATTATAGCTGCGCAGTATGCCAAGTCTTGTTGATCGCGCGGTTTACGTGCTTCGTCTGACAGTGCTTTCTGAATTGATAGGGTTATGTTGCGGTATGCGAATGATGCGTTGATTAAGGTGATGATGCGTTCTCTACGGACAGCCATATCAACTCCTGGGGTTGGCGCGGTTAGTGGGGGCAACCGCTGGTTTGCTAGTGGGCCGAAGGCCATGTTTCATTGAATGAATGATGGCCATGGTTGCAAACGTTCGCAAACGTTTGGTGGGTACGTTATCAAATGTAAGGGTGGAATGCAAGGGGTTTACGTTCATACATCAAAGGACGAACGTTCGGGTCAGGGTGTTCAGTAGGTGGGTGGGGTACTGTGCTCCCCCTCCCCCTCCCTTCCCTTCTCTTAGTAGTATAAAAAAAAAAATAGAAAGAAACTAAGAGAATAACGCAGTAATAGCGGGAATTACTGGAGGGGGTGTGAGATGTATGAACGTAAACCCCTTATATTCCATTGGTACATTAGATAATGTTTACCCTAACATTAGATCAGACTGCACACCAATCAATTACTGCACCTTTCGTTCACGATTTGTTCCAATCTCAGGCACAAAAAAAGCCCGGGGAGCCAACTGCGGCTCCCCGGCTTCATTCATACTAAGTGAGTTGAGTTGAGTTGGTAAGTAAAATCAGACTGCACACCGCTTCGCGCCAAATACTATGAAGGCAGACTGCACACCAAATAAAAAACAGACTGCACACCAATCTTTTGGAGTAAACCAAAGGTTTACTCCAAAATCAGACTGCACACCGATTAAAAGGGCTGGCGGCCCGCAGGGGCAGTGGGAGGATGGGGCTCACGCC